GGCTGAGTTTGTACGGATTGCTTTCTTCCCAGCCCCAAGATTTAGCGTTATTTGCTGGATTTTTGTTGTAATTTTTGTAATGCTTTTTGGCTTGCGCTTGTGTTAAATTATGCTTAATAATAGCATTGCCATCGTCAAACTCAATAAAAAAGTTAAACATTTAATAACTCCTTATCAATCACTATACCGATAGTATAGCACCAAACGGATTTATCGTCAACCAAAAAAAATGTTGCTAAAAAGCAACATTTTCAAAATTGAAACATTTCTAAATTGTTAATTATTTCGCCAGTACTCACTAGCAGCGGCGACACCGCTACCTGGGATGACTTTAATACCAGTATCAAGCATAGCCATTTCTGCTCCAGCTATAGCAGCCATCAAGTGTACTTCATTCATATCACCTAGATGACCTATGCGGAAAAGCTTACCTGCTACTTTACTAAGTCCTGCACCTAATGATAGGTTATAGCGTTTGTATGCTCTACTAATAACATCACTACCATTGAATCCTTCAGGTACCATAATTGCTGATACTGTGTCACTATACCATTTAGGATCTTTAGCACATAGTTCAAGTTGCCAACCGTCGATTACTGCACGGCGAACACCTTCTGCAAGATAGTGATGGCGTTTAATAATATTATCTAGACCTTCTTCTTCGATCATATTAAGTGCTTCTGCAAGTCCATATAGTAATGAAAGTGCAGGTGTATATGGGAAGTATCCTGTAGCATTAGAATTAACCATATCAGTTAAATCAAAGTAACTGCGTGATAATTTTGCAGATTTGGTTTTATCCAACGCCTTTTTACTAGCACATAATATACCTAATCCAGCAGGTAACATGAATCCTTTCTGCGATCCTGTCACAGCCATGTCAACACCCCATTCATCAAATTTAAAATCTAATGAACCAAGTGAACTTACACAATCAACGAACAATAATGCAGGGTGATCACATTCGTTAAGTGCCCAGCGTACCTCACTGATACTTGATGTGACTCCTGTAGCAGTTTCATTATGACATGCTAACACTGCTTTGATTTCTTGATTTTTATCGTTTGCTAGTATTTCAGCAAACTTAGCAGCCGGAATACCTGTTCCCCACTCACAGTCTACCACTTGTACGTCTAGTCCATGTTTTAAACACATTTCTATCCATAGATGACTAAACTGACCAAATCGTGCAGCTAAAACTTTGTCGCCAGGACTTAGTGTATTTGTTATTGCGGCTTCCCAGCATCCTGTGCCTGATGAAGGGAAGATAAAGGGTGTTCCTGAATGGGTACGGAAAACCTTCTTTAATTTTGGAAATAATTGTTCAGAAAGTTCAGGGAACTTTGGAGAGCGATGGTCTTCCATAGACACCATCATTGCTCTCATAATACGATCAGGGATGTTTGTAGGCCCAGGTACAAACAAGAAATTACGACCAGCCATTGTTTTCTCCTATGCTCATATATTAGCAGCGAATTAATACTTAGCATATGTCCAGTAAGAGTACAATTTACTTGGGAAATCCAAAACTGTCTAAGAAATAAAACCACTAAATACATAGATGAGGAACTTTAAATGACTTGGCCAGTATCACCCACCAATGGACAGCAAGTAGAAATCAATGGTATTCTGTATGAATATAATTCGACCGACGGGGTCTGGAATCGAATAGGATTTGTACCTACTGGAATCACTCTTCCGTTTTTACAAACGCCCAACTTAACAGTCACCAATCTTGCAGATTTAGGAAACATTGGTAATGTTAGGATTACCGGCGGATCTGCAAATTATATAATTCAAACTGATGGTGCTGGAAATTTAACTTGGGTAGCTCAGGCTGCACAGTCTGCTGCAGGAAATGCTACAGAAATACAATTCAATACAGGCGGTGTTTTTACAGCAGATCAAAATCTTAGATTTTTTACTGGCAATAGCACACTTCAAACAACCAATGTCGCTGCAATCATAACAACTGCTAGCCAACCCTACATAACAAGTGTAGGAACACTTAACGGTGTAACAGTATCTGGTAATACGAATACAGGAAATATCAGCGTTTCAGGTAATATTACTTCTGGAAATGCTAGTTTAGGCAATGTTGCTGCAGCCAACTTTTTTACAGGGACGTTAACAACGGCATCACAGCCTAATATTACTAGTTTAGGAATATTGTCCGGACTTTCAATACTTGGTAATATAAATGGTAACATTCTACCAAACGCAAATAATACATTTAATCTTGGTGCTAGTAACCAAACATATAATTATCTGTATTTGTCTGCTAATGGTGCATTAATCAACAATGTGGCACTTTACTCAAATGCTGGTAATTTAATTAGTAATGGTAATATTTTTACTACAGGAAGATTTATATCTAATCTAGTTACAGGTAATGCACCCTTCATAGTTAGTAGTAATACTTTAGTTGCTAATTTGAATGCAAATTTATTACAAGGCTTTGCAACAGATTCAGCAAATACAGCGAACACGATTGTTGTTCGCAATAGTAATAATAATTTTTCAGCCAACGTTATCACTGCTAATCTTTTAGGTAATGCTACTACTGCAGGTACAGTAATTACTAATGCACAACCTAACATTACAAGTGTTGGAGTGTTGACCAGTCTTAGTGTAAGCGGAAACATAAGATCAGATAATGCTAATTTAGGTAATGCTGCAAGTGCGAATTTCTTTATAGGTAGTGGAAATAATTTAAGCAATATACAAGCAGGAAATATAACAGGAATAGTAGCAAACGCATTTTATGCTGATAATGCAGGCAACGCTCAGAATGCCACCTCAGCCACACACGCTGCCACCTCTAATACAGTAGTCGATAGTTCACAACCAAACATAACAAGTGTAGGAACTTTAACAAGTTTAAGTGTTACCGGTAATATAAATTCAGGGAACGCAACATTAGGTAATGTTGTAAGTGCTAATTGGTTCGTTGGTAATATTGCAGGTAATGTTACTGGTAATATAAATTTACCTGGTAGTAATACACATGTTTTGTTTAACAATGATGGTGTATTGGGTGCGACAAATGGTTTCACATTTAATTCAGTAAGCAATGCTGTAACTATTGCAGGTAATGTATCAGCTGGTAATGCCACATTAGGAAATTTAGTTGTTGCAAATTTCTTTCAAGGAAGTGGTAGTAGATTATCTGCAATAAATGGTGCGAACGTTAGTGAAGTTGCACTAGCAAACTTCGCAACTTTTGCAAATACTGTGAGTGTAGCCAACACCGCAAATATCGCAAACTTTGCAGGTAGAGTAACTATAAATGCACAACCAAATATAACAAGTGTTGGTAACTTAACTAATCTTATAGTCAATACTACAGCACTGAATTCAAGTAGCCCTGTTCAATTTAGACAGACATGGAATAATGTAAATCAATTATTTACAGGCATACGTCAAAATATCACAGACAATAATAGTAATTTAGACAGTTTATTAATTGACTTACAAGTAGGCAATGTAAGTAGATTTAGTGTTACTAAAAATGGTACTGCTAATGCTGCAAATATTAATACTACATTTATCGCTGGTACACTCACTACAACAAGTCAACCAAATATAACAAGTGTTGGTAATTTACTATCTCTTACTGTCAATGGCAATATTAATGCACCAAATGTGTATGCAAACTTCTTTGGTGCTTTTAACGGAAACATTGGCGCTAATGTACCAAATAGTGCTATATTCACTAATGTAACTGTTACATCAACGGCAAATGTCACTGGAAATCTACGTGTTGGTAATGCTAATTTAGGTAATCTCGCAGTAGCTAATTTCTTTAGTGGTGATGGTGGATTCCTTAGTAATGTAAGTGTACCGGCAAACACACAAATTATAAATGGTAATAGTAATGTAATAGTTCAAGCGAATGCAAATGTACGAATATCAGCGAACGGTATTACACAATTTATAGTAACTTCTACTGGCGGAAATGTTACAGGGACATTAAGTATTGGGGGTAATCTAACCGCAGCAAATGTTTCAACCGGTAATGTTACAACAACCAGCGCACTATCAGTAGCAGGAACAACAAATCTTAATGTTACTAACTTTGCTAACATAGCAACGTTCCAACAAACAACTGATATTTTAAATCAAAAAGTTAATGCTTCAGGTACGGTTACACATAACTTTCAGACAGGGGCAATTTTTTATCACACAAATGTAGCAAATAATTTTACAGTAAATCTTACTAACGTACCTACAACAGCAAATAGAACTATTGTTGTACCAATTATAATTCAACAAGGCGTTAGTGCTTATATAGCTAATCAATTTCAAATTGACGGATTATTTCAATCAATTAACTGGTTAGGAAACGTCATACCTGTTGGGACAGCTAATGCAGTTGATGTGGTAGGTTTCACATTAATTAGAACTACATCTAACTGGACTGTGTTAGGACAATTAACTAGTTACGGCGGATAAAATGCCAAGAATGTCAGCAGCTTCACCGTTCAGTACATTTTCATTCGTTCCGCCTCCTCCTGTACCTCCCCCTGAGATTCCAGTAGGTGCTCTTGTTTTTTATAATCAAACTTTTACAGGCATACCAGGTTGGCAACGGTATAGTGCTGCTGATGGATATTTTTTAAGAGGTACAGCTACTCAATTGCAAATTGAATCTATATCCAATCCAAGTTTATCAGGCACACTTAATGCAACATTAGGAACTGCAGGATCACATTTTCCTAGTCAAGTTTCATTTGGTCCTGCATTTAATCCGTCTGGCACAGCGTTTCCAGGTGGATGGTTTAATTTAGGAACTGCGGGATCACACGCCCATACTATAGCAAGTTTAAATCTTGCCACTATTGGTGTACCAACTCCGGCTAGTTATTCGACATATATAATTATTGAATGTATAAGTCCAACAAAAAGATTACCTCCTAATAGCATTGTGTTTTCACAAAATTCACCTGGAAGTTTGTTTTCATTATTAGGTGCAGAAAATCAACCTATACGCGGAGGGGTATCAAATAATACAACTGGTACAGGTACAACTATAACAAATATAAGAACTACCGCAGTTAGTGGAACACATAGTCACATTGATACAAATTTTCCATTTGATCCTGCAACTGTTGTATCTACAAATTTTCCTTATGTAACTTCACTAACACACAATCACAATATAACTTTAAATATTGTTGCTAATTCAATTTTAACAAAATTGCTTAGTGCATGGGGAAATAGTTTTGAAAGTTATTTAGGATTAAATTCTATAATAATGTATAAAGGATCATTAACTAGTTTACCTGCAGGTTGGTATGTATGTGATGGAAATAATGGTACAATAAACATGGTAGATTTTTTTGTTGGATTTGGTAGCCAACTTGCGTGGAATACATCCACGGGAACAAATAACGACATTGGTGTTTCAGGTACTACTACAACAAATATTTGGAATCACAGTCACATTGGATCAGGTATTATTGGTGCTACACCTGCAACGTTAGCCAGTGTACCACATGGTACTAATACTGTATCTCACAGTCATACTGTTACACCTAATTTATCTAGTGTAAATTATGATCCGGGTACTATTCGAATAGCATTTATACAATACAAAGGATAAAAAATGGCACACGATTTTATATCATTAGATTATGATAACGAAAGTTTTTCTGCAAGAATTGATGGAGATGAACATGCTTTTTCATCGATGGAAGCATTTTTCACATTAACCAAATTTCCGTATAAAACAGGGATATCAGCAATTAGTTTAGAACCATCAAGAAATATTTACACAGTAGTTTATGGTGATGGTAAACAAAGTCATACAGAACATACTGAAGAAATACAATGGCTTCTGAAAAATTGGAATAAAATTAAAGAAGCTATTAATGAAGATGCAGCAAACACTGTTTTTGATGTTTGGACATTAACCGATGAGCGTAATATGCGTTTAAATTCAACTGATTGGCTGGTATCACGCCATACAGAAGAAAAATTATTAGGTATGAATACTACATTAAGTGAAAATCAATTCACTAAATTACTTACGTATAGACAGCAATTAAGAGATATTACAAACCAATATACTACACTTGATGATGTAGTTTGGCCTGTTAATCCATTACCTTAGCAATTAGTATTAGTTTTTCTAAATGATTGATTGCTTTGTTTATTTTTTCTCTGTGACTTTCTAGATGATAAGTGCGTCTTGTTTGTCTAGCTACTACTTCAGCCCTGCTTAATTCATTAACCATTTTATCAATGTTATCCAACATTTGTTTTAAATCTGGGTTATAATTAATAGTTTTTAGTTGCTTACGTAGGTTAGCACTTACGGTCTGCCAGTCCAGTGCAAGTTTAATTTCCATAAAATATTTTCAAAAAAGAGAGTTTTGTAACAGAATTGTCATATTGCGGCCATTAAATATTTATTGCAAATTACAAATTTTCTTAAAAAGGAGACACACACTATGAAAAAACTATTTGCAGTTTTAACTCTATTAGTAACCGGAGTCGCATCAGCAGCAGAGTTTACTGGAGCAGGTGCGACTTTTCCATTTCCAATCTACGCTAAGTGGGCAGAAGCATATAAAGCTCAGACTGGTATTGGTTTAAACTATCAATCAATTGGTAGTGGTGGCGGCATTCGTCAAATCAAAGCAAAGACTGTTGACTTTGGCGCAAGTGATATGCCATTGAAGAAAGATGAACTAGACAAAGAAGGACTTGTTCAGTTCCCAGCAATCATTGGTGGTGTTGTACCAGTTTATAATCTTGATGGTATTGACGCAGGAAAACTTAAATTAACACCTGACGTAATTGCAAACATTCACCTAGGTAAAATTACAAAGTGGAACGATAAAGCAATTGCAGAATTAAATCCAGGTGTAAACTTACCTGCAATGAACATCACTGTGGTTCATCGTGCTGATGGTTCAGGTACTACATTTATTTGGACAAATTTCTTAGGCAAAGCTAATGCAGAGTTTGCAAAAGTAGTTGGTGAAGGTACGGCAGTTAAGTGGCCAGTTGGTGTAGGTGGTAAAGGTAACGAAGGCGTCGCAGCACAAGTGCAAAGACTTAAGGGTGCATTTGGTTATGTTGAATATGCATACGCAAAACGTAATAAGATTCCATATGCAGCACTAAAGAATCGTGATGGTAACTTTGTATTACCTGACGATACTACATTCAAAGCAGCCGCAGCAAATGCTGATTGGAACAATGCACCTGGAATGTATTTGTTACTGACATGGCAGACAGGTAAGGATGCATGGCCAGCAACAGGTGCAAGTTTTATCATTATGCACAAGCAACAAGCAGATACATTGACAGGTCGTGCAGTTCTCAAGTTCTTTGATTGGGCATACAAGAACGGTGGTCAAATGTCAACAGAACTAGAATATGTTCACATGCCACAAGATGTAATCAAACTAGTGCAGGAAAACTGGAAGAAGGATTTCCGTGGCCCAGATAACAATCCAATTTGGAAATAACTAACTTGACAACCGTTAATATTTCATATATAATGTTAACGGTTTTTTAATAAGGAAAAATAATGAAAACATTTACAAAAATTGCACTAGCCCTTTCTTTGGCTTTTGCAGCCCCCGCTTTTGCTGATGAATACAAAGAAACATTAAGTATTCTTAGAGATAAAGGAATTCTTACTCAACAAGAATACAATTCTAAAATCCAAGCATATGAAGAAAAAGAAGAAAACAAAAAGTTTGCGGAACAGCGAATCGACAAAGATGTTAGCGACAACAACAAATACAGAATCGCTAGAATCAACGACGGATCAGTTACCGAAAACGGAATCGGACTCAAAAGTAAAGACGGAAACAATACCATCCAACTTACAGGTCGATTACATATGGACTATCGTCAGTACGAACCCACTTATGGTGCAGGTCAAACCACAGATTCGTATCAGAATCTAGCAGAAGTTCGTCGCAGTCGTTTTGGTGTTCGTGGACAATTTGCTAAAGACTTTAAGTATCAGTTATTAGCAAACTTCGGTAATGATGCTGGATCAAGTTCAACTACATCAACAGCAGATGAAATGTGGGTAAATTACGCAGCCAATCCTGAAATGCAGTTTCAGTTCGGACTATTTAAAATGCCTTTCAGTCTTGAACAGTTGACCAGTTCTAATAACATAGACTTTATGGAGCGCAGTTTAATTGGTAATACAGACGGTGAATTCATTCCTGCTAAAGAAACTGGATTCATGTTACATGGTATCCCTAAGCCTGGCTTACTTTACCAAATAGCACTAAGTCGTGGTCGTGCCAATAAAGATGCAACTAATGATGGCTTTGACTACATCGGTCGTGTAGTAACAAACGTTGCTGAGTTACAAGGTAGCAAGGCTTATGTATTGCATTTGGGAGCAGCATATAGTACAGGTGAGATTAAAGGTGGTGTAACCCCAGCTAGTGGTAGAACTGAGGCACGAACACAATCAGGTTGGTTCACAGGTCCTGCATTGTCTGGCACTACGACCAGAACACGCCAAGGTCTTGAAGCAGCTTTTGCATATAATGGATTGAAGTTACAGGGTGAACAGTTCCAATTCAATTATGATCCTACTACAGGTAACGATCAGAAAATAAATGGATACTATGTACAAGCTTTGTATAACTTGACAGGCGAAAGTCACAATTATAAGGATGGTATCTTTAATTGGATCAAACCTAACAATTCTTTAGATAAAGGTGGCAAGGGTGCATGGCAAGTTGGTGTGCGCATGAGTGAGTTTGATGCTAGTGACATTAGTGTTGCTACTGGTAAATCAAATCGTGCCACTGCTATGACCTATGGAGTCACTTGGTTCTGTACAGACAATCTGCGCTTTATGTTAAACTATGTAGACACTAAGTTTGACAGCCTAGTAGGTAGTTCAGGTAGTCGTGTGACTGGTGACAAAGCAGTGATGTTTAGAAGTCAATTAAGCTTCTAAAATTATCTGATAATAAAACAAAAAAGGCATTTTAAATGCCTTTTTTTGTGGTTTGTAATGGTATTGTCACACAATATATTCTAAATATTATTATGAAAACACATTATCGCACTATTTTTATATCTGATGTACATTTAGGAACTAAAGATTGTAAGGCTGAGGCTTTAAACAATTTTTTAAAAAATCACACCTGTGACACTTTATATCTTGTGGGCGATATAATTGATGCGTGGAAAATAAAACAAAATAAATGGCGTTGGAAACAAAGTCACACAAACGTAGTGCGTAGAATTTTAGGTCATGCTAAAAGAAACACAAGAGTAGTTTATGTAATAGGAAATCATGATGAGTTTTTAAGACCTTTTCTACAATACAATTTAAATTTTGGTATGGTAGAAATGCATAATCAAATTGAACATATAGGTATTGATGGTAAACACTATCTAGTTGTTCATGGAGATTTATTCGATGGTATTACAAGACTAGCCCCTTGGCTAGCAATTTTAGGAGACAAAGCATATGACGCCATTTTATCAATTAATAGTAAGTTCAATTGGATCCTACATAGAATGGGTATTGGCTATTTTAGTCTTAGTCGTTTCCTTAAGCGCAAGGTAAAAAAAGCTGTAGATTTCATGTTTCAATTTGAAACAAATATAGCAGCGTATTGTAAGAAAAAAGGCTATGATGGTGTAATATGTGGGCACATTCATCATGCAGAAATAAAAGATGTAGATGGTATAGTTTATATGAACGATGGAGACTGGGTAGAAAGTTATACTGCTTTAGTAGAACACACAAACGGTCGTTGGGAAATAGTTGCATGGAGACAAGAGTCTGACAATGTATTTGATGATATTGATAGCAGTACATCTGAGCGATCCAAAAGACATACCAGGTCGGATAACTCTTGAATTTACTGATCAAATAACGTGTGAACAGAGTTTACAAAGTATGACATATTGGTTAAAATTTAATAATTTTAAGATTGAGGGAAAGTGTGTGAAAAAAATATGAAGCTGAGCGACAAAATTACTATAGTGATTCCATGTAAGAATGAAGAAAATTATATAAGTCATTTGCTTGACTCTTTGCGATTACAAAAAATAGGCGACACAAGAGTTATTATTGCTGACTGTTCAACAGATAACACTAGAGAAGTAATAAAAAATAATCGTGCTTTTTTAAATATTGAGATTATTGATGGTGGTCCTGTTGCTGTTGCAAGAAACAACGGAGCAAAATTAGTAACAACACCCTATATACTTTTTTTAGATGCGGATGTAATATTCTTTGATAATTATTTTATCCGTGATGCATTATGTATTATGGAACTAGATAAACTAGATTTACTTGGCGCTAATATAAGATGTTATGAAGATAATTGGAAAGCAGAACTAAGCTTTATGATTTTTAACTGCATCAACAACATGCTAAAATATTTTTCTCCATTTGCTGTAGGTGCTTTCTTTTTGACTCGTAAAGATAAATTTGACGAATACGGTGGGTTTGATACACGGTTTACAACCTCAGAGGATTTTTTTTTATCACGAAAATATGATCCTAAAAAATTTGATATTATAGATCATCATTTTGGACAGGACTCACGCAGATTTAAAAAGATGGGATACTTTGGTATGGGCTGGTATACAATTAAAAACTTTATAAATCGAAATAATAAAAAATATTGGGATAAACTTGATCATACAAAATATTGGAGTTAAAATCGGACACAAATATAGAGTGTCTCTGGAACTCGTAACCAGATGCCCAATTGGGCTATTTTTTTGGTAATAAATACGTATAATATGCCCCCAACAATAGCACTATTTTTACATCAACCCAAATGTTCGGTTCAAAGCGGAAACGGGATTATCAAAGCATTAAGCCCACATTACCGTTTTAAAATGTTTACCAAACATGAACTTGAAGATGATTTTTTTGACGATGTAGATATGGTTGCGATTCCGGGCGGGATTGGGGATAGCGATACATTTAGATACTTGATGCGAGTAAATGGGCAAAGAATTCGCAACTTTGTAGCATCAGGTGGCAAGTATTTGGGCATATGCATGGGAGCATATTGGGCAGATACAGACTATTTAGGTTTACTTGATAGCGTAAGAGTAGTACAATATATCAAAAGACCTAATACAGATACGAAACGACCACACGCTAAAAACATTTATGTAAATTGGTTAGGTCAAGAAATGGGTATGTATTTTTATGATGGTTGTTCTTACGAAGGTGATAGTAACAAATTTGAAACTATTGCGGTATATAGAAACAACGACCCAATGGCGATTATACAGGATAATGTAGGATTAATTGGTTGTCATCCAGAAAGTGAGAAGCACTGGTATGATAGTTACACTTGGATGCGCAAACATTATCATGGTGATACACATGGACAACTATTGTTAAATTTTGTAAACTACTTATATAGGAAATAATATGTGGGCATTATTAGTTGTAAGCATTTTTGTAAACAGTCCAATAGATACAAAAACTACAGGATCAATGGAATTAAGATTTCAAACAAGAGAAGAATGCATGGAGGCTAAGGGAAGATTTGATAATTTGCAAAGTTTTAAAAACAATAGAATCAAGACCTCATGTAGTTACAGATCATACTTATAGGATAAAAAATGGAAGATATTATAATTGATATGAACTCAACTATTGATTTAGATCAAATTAAAAAAATTCTTACAGAGTATATTGAAGAACGTACAGGAAAAACAATATGCGAAATTATTCCAGTAATTAAAGACAACCAAGTTACAGGCTTCACTATAAATTACGAAAGTGAACATTCAACTTATTATGCAGGAAGTACCGAAAAAAACATAAGACCTGCTGCTATCGATAAAACTTTTAGACCAATGGTATTTTACTAATAGGAGAATATTATGAAAGATTATGCATTTGAATTTCTTACATATGTATGTTTTTTGTTGTATCTGACTTTAATTGGTGCGATATTGACCGGATGCACTAATCAATACGATGCATGTGTCGAAAAAGAAAAAGAGGAATACAGACAAAAAAATCCTAAAGCAAGTTATGGTCAGATAACTTCTAAACAACAAGAATTTGAAATGATGTGTTCAAGTTTCAAAGGTAAATAAAAAGGGGCCGAAGCCCCTTTTACTATTTTTGGTAACAAGGGATAGTTCCCCCGGAGATCATGCTGCTAGAGCATATACCTCATCGTTAGCTGCGTTTGCAGTTATAGTTTTGCTTGATTGACAGTCATCGCCTACTGTGTTGTCCATATCCTTACTCATTGCCCTGTCGAAACCATGTCTGGCCCATCAGAAGTGTTCTGCTGTTCACAGATCGGGGATTCCGGTCCTCTGAGTCTTGTTAAACTCATACTTACCACCCTAAACAACACTTCTGGTGGACCAGGCGGGAGTCGAACCCGCGTCCAGAACACCTTTCATTCAACTTCATACAACAATTTAAACCACAAATAACATGTATACATTATACATCCAATGCATATTATTGCAATATGTATGGGCATAATTTGTAACCAATTAATCAAAGATGCTATCATTGTCTTTATCTAAAGGCTTGACCCACTCATGATATAAAATAAAAAATGCCACACTAATACTTCCCATTAATATCACCCCAATTAAAAATCCAATGATAAAATATAACTGTTCAGTGCCCATATTTGTATTATCCTAATATAATATTTAGACTAAAACAATTATTTTGGTCTTATGCTATTAAATTTTACATGTAACCATTCCCAGTCATAACTCAATTTTAGTTTTTCAAAATCCCCATGCACAGATTCATAATATTCTATAGCATCATGTGATCCTTTAATAGACCATTCAGCATAGGCACCCTCTGCAATAGTTAACCATGTAGTAAGCCGTTCCAAACTAGCTTTATCATTTATCGTTTCTACATTGTGTTTAAGTTTGATTACTTCGCGGAATGAGGTACGCCAAGTATCCCATTTACTTGTATTAAATACACCTATACCAGAATTGATATCCACTACTTGGTGTGGGCTTTCTAAAGTAAAATCTAATCCTGTTCCTTTTGTATTAAGTGTTAACCGTTTGTTATTTGCCACAATAGCCATATGACCATATTCAAGACCATTTACAGGATTGGTCGCTCTAAATATATAATGTCGTGCAGTACACATACGATCGGGTTGCCAACTAAAATCAAAGTTAGGATTTACTTTGCATTTACCGTTAATTAAAAAATACCAAGGTGTTGATGCCATATTTGCCGCCTCATGCTGACTTGCCACACGCCCCTGTATATCTTTGATTCCTATAATATTGTTAGGCAAACCTCTTACTAAATTAAGTAGATGTTCGTAGTTTTCTTCTGAACCCTTTTCACCATTACTCAAAAATATTATATCCAACGGTCTATTTCTGTATCCCAAATTATGATATTTTATGTATGGGTAGTCATAAAGCTTATCGTAAACATAAGTCTTTGCTTCTTTCGGTATAACAGCAGCTACATTATCAATTATGTGCATTACATTTAATTCTTCATCATCTTTTAACAAATGCCTAAATTCTATTTTTTCAATTCCAAAAAAATTAAATTTATAATTTAATGGGTCAGATATGACAGAATCAAAAATGCTGTCATTTACCAATACTTCTTCTATTTTTAGTTTTGGTTTAATATCATCAATATATTTTGTACCTACTGCCTCACTTGATTTATACATTAGGGTGGGCATTTTATCATAGCTGTGTATGTCGTTGCCAAAAATATAATTGTACGGTTCTTCAGTATCATCTGGATGCCAAGTAAAATCAAAATCTTCTTTATCAACTGGCTCAATAATTCTAAATTTTTTAATATTTGATTTGCGTTTAGCTTTTAATTCATCAGTGTATTTTAGAACCGTTGCACCATCAGCTATGTATTGAGGACCTCCTGTTTTTTGCCATTGTGTTCCAAATTGCCAAATCAACGGTGGTTCGTGCGGGTGCGGTAGCCAACTGTAGTCAAAATCATTTTCGATATCATCTGGGATATTCCATTTACTTTTGTTTGGCAAAAGTTCGCATTTTAAATCAGTAACATATTTTTTATCAACTGCTCCTTTTACTCTATACATTAATGAAGGCATAGTTTCTGCATCATACCATTGATTGCCAAATATATAAATGTATGGCGGATCAGTTTCATCAGGATGCCAACTAAAATCAAAATCTAAATTAGGTTTTAATACTCGCCAACATCTATTTTCTTTATTAGCAATTTTTTGTACTTTTTGAAAATCTACATACTTTGATCCAATTGCATTATCGTTATAAAAAACAGGACCACCTGTTTTTTGCCATTGTGTGCCAAACACCCAATTAATTGGTGGCTCATAAGGATTTGGTACCCAACTATAGTCGAAAGCACTATCATCAATATCATCGGGAATTTTCCAGTTAGATTTATTTGGTAACAATGTGGCTTTTATGTTTTCTACATATTTTTTTTCTGTAGCACCTTTTACTCTATATTGATACGTAGGCATAATTTGTGCATCATGCCATTGGTTACCAAACACATATATAAAAGGAGGCTCAGTTTCATCAGGGTGCCAACTAAAATCTATTGTAGCATTAGATAATAAAGGTCTCCAACATCTGTTGTCTCGGTCAGGTAATTTTATTGCATGTTGAAAATCTTGATATTTTATGCCTTCATTATTAGGAATGATAAATTTAGGGCCGCCTGTCTTTTGATGTTGTGTACCAAATTGATGTATATAGGGTCTATCGAATTTATAGGGGCGCCATGCAAAATTAAAATGACTTACATCTAACCCATCAGGAATTTCCCAATATCCTAACTCCCAAAGTTCTTCACGCTTTTTTATTTCTTGTTCAGTAATCATAAAATTTAGTTTCAAAGTATTTAGAGTGATATATAGATTATATGAAAAATACCGTCTGTTCAATTCCTTGGGTACATTTAAATATTATCCCAAGAGGAAAAGTATATCCATGTTGCATGACTTCTGAACACAAAACTTATGCAGGTGACTTAAACACACAAACCATTGAAGAAATTTGGAATAGCGATTACATGAAAAGTATTCGTGTACAAATGTTAAATGGCGAAGAACCTAACATGTGCCGAAGATGTTTTGAAAGTGAACATAGTTCCAATTTTAGTACACGAATAAATCATAATAGATATTTCAGTGAAAAGCTGAAAGAAATACCAAATATAACATCGCCTGACGGACACGTTGAAAAAGTTGATTTAAGATACTGGGATTTTAGATTTAGTAATCTTTGTAATTACAAGTGTAGAACTTGTGGTCCCGAATTTTCAAGTTCGTGGATTCCTGATGCTAAAGAAATGGGTTGGGTTACTTACAATGAAAGTAAAAAAGTTTTTAGTATCGAGTCGGTTGATGAATCAAGAAATGTAGATTTTTTAAAACAATACGTTGACATTGTAGAAAAAGTATACTTTGCAGGCGGAGAGCCTTTATTAATGGACGAGCATTGGCAAATATTAGATATGCTTGATGAAAAAGAAAGATATGATGTAATCATAACGTATAATACAAATTTAAGTGTACTAAAATATAAAAACAAAAATGTAATTGATTATTGGAAAAAATGGGGTAAACGTGTATGGTTATGGCCGAGCATTGATGAAATTGATGAAAGAGCAGAACTTATACGTAGCGGAACGAATTGGAAAAATGTCGAAGAAAATCTTAAAACAGTAAGTCAAATAGGTATACATTGTAAACCTGGTATAACAGTGAGTAACATGAATGTTCATCGTATACCAGAAATCATTTGGAGACTAGTTGACATAGGAGCAGTGAATGAACATGATGAAAATTATCAAAACTTTTCATTTAATGTCGTAGAATATAATCCGCAATTTCATGTAAGTGCGTTACCTGATTATACAAGAGAAAAAATAAAAGAAAAATTAGAAAAATTTATAAGTGATTATAATTCAAAATTTAATGTTGATATAAAAAATAAATTCTTACATCTTTTTTGGCATTTAGACAAGCCATTTAATGAAGAAAATCTAATAAATTTTAAAAGGTATACAAAAAAACTTGACTTAATCAGAAATGAAAGTCTTGTTAGCGTAATTCCAGAACTAAGAGATTTAATAAATGCCTGAATACAAAATACATCCAAAATCATTTTACCTTGATGCTGACAATAGGTTAAGCAAAATGGCTTGTACCGTCCCTTTTAAACATATTGAAATACATACATCAGGACAAGTTAGCGCATGTTGCCATACTTGGTTACCAAAATGGGTAGGCAATGTTCTTACTGAAACATCGCAAGAAATAATCAATAATGTAACTAGGTTAGAAATACAGGAAGGAATGCGAGAAGGTAATTTTACCTATTGCAATGACCAATGTCCCCAATTAAGTTCGTTTTTAACTGGAGATAATGAATACTGGGATATTGTTAATAAAAATAATTTGGATGAAAGACTAAGGAAAACTGCTATGCACGTTGGATTTAGCTACGATCCTAGTTGCAATTTACAGTGTCCAAGCTGCAGAGATAATTTAATATATTATGATCCGTTCAACCCTGATGACAGTAGAGGTAGACACATCAAACAAATTCATGAAAAAGTAAAAGACCTTATTGATATTTTGTTGACACTTCACCCAACCGTAAGTTTAAATATAACAGGAAGCGGTGATGCATTTGCTAGCCCATTATACTGGAACTATTTACTAGAACTAAGTAAAAATCCTATTCCTAATAATTTACGTATAACTCTTAAAACAAACGGGGTTCTAATGACCGAACAACACCTAAAAGAAATTGAACCTCTTTGGCCATATATAACCTACATTGAAGTCAGCGTAGACGCATTCACAGAAGAAACTTATAAGATAGTAAGAAAAAACGGAAACTTTAAAAAATTAAAAAACAATTTGTTATTTTTAGATGAGATGATTCATCAAAAACGTTTCCCCAATTTATATAATTGGCAAACTAATTTTATAGTTCAACGTGATAATTATAAAGAACTTAAAGAATTTGTTGAATGGCAGCTGCAATATAAATCTAAACCTAAAATTTGGACTAATTTATTAGCACAGTGGTATCATTTAAGTGATGAAAAATTTAAAGGTATGGCTGTTTGGCATGAGGATCATGTAGATAGGAATAAATTAATTGAAATATTAAAAGATCCTATATTTAAAAATCCTCAATTAAAATTAGGTAATATGAGTTCATTAGTATGATGACGAATCACTTTAAAATTAGATTTTTTGGTGGTTTAGGTGATTGTTTAAAGATGATAACTGAACAAACTTCACTTTATAAGGCCTACCAAAATTATGGAATTTCAATATACTGGGTTTATTCTGATACAAATATTGTAGAATTGGTTTATAGTAGATTTTATGGATCAAAAATAAAAAACGGACAATGGGCCTATATTAGAGACTACGATAAGGTTGAAGATTATAATACCGGTCACACCGTAACTGTTTCAGGTGCTTATCCCGTACATCAAGCATTGCATGACCTGTTAAAAGAATTTCCTTTTTTTCATCTTATAGATCAACATACTTTTGCAAATTCTGAAGCTATCGAATTAGCTAATTATAGATGCAATGACTATCCAGGGTTTAGAAAAGACAAACAATTAAAAGGTTTGTACATAAAAGAAAAGGGTGGGCTAATTTTTAAACAGGATGATGATTATATTAATTCATTATTGAAAGGAACAGATAAAACTTTTTGTTTTCAACTTTCAGGAAGTAATGCTCAAAAAAAATATGATAAAGAAAAACATATTGAAATTTTTAAAATGATTTTAGACAATTATCCTTTATCAAAGATTTTTTTGATTGATCGACCCAACTACATGGTTGATCCTGCTATGTTATTTGATGATAGAATAATAAATTTAGTAGGGAAAGTTTCTATAGTTCAGTGTGCTAAATTAATACAAAAAGTTGATTTTTTAATAGCACCTGACTCTTATTCTAAATATATAAGAAAATGGGTAGATGGAAAACAAATATTGCTGTGTCACAAACTTGACTGTCATCCAAACGAGACTCAAGTATTACAAGATGCATTTAACTTAGTTGGCTTATGCAATAATAGGGATGTAAAGTTATTGGGGGTAACATACACCACAAACATACGAAGGAAAATACAAAGTGCTAGCTTTATGCGTAGTATAAATGATATAACACCAAAAGAAGTTTTTGCTGCCATACAATCTCAGCAGCCTTCCAACATACAAAAAAAATTTAAAAGCCTACGACTTAAGTTAGGTAATATGGGTTCTTTGGTAAAATAATAACTATGAAAAGAGAAACCGAATTATTACTTGAAGCTTGCAAAGATAACATCGACAGAGCAGTATTAGCCCAAAACATCAACACAGATCCTGAATTATTAGAATGTTTTTGTCTATATGATTTAGACCCAATGGTAGTAGAAGAAGCTATGCTTAACCCAAATACTGAAGAACCTTGGGTAGAAAAAGCATTAGAGAGATTTCCTGATTTTAATCAACAAGAAATTTATAAAAAAAGACATGAAATAAAAATTAAAATTATTAATCAAATGGAATCCGAAGGTGGACAATTACTTAGCGGAGACAGAGATCAAATAATTCTTAAACATATTTACAAAGAAGATAATTTAGAAAACGAAATTAATCATGCTAATTCTCATTTAGGCAAGTTTACGAAAGATTATCAATATAAATTTAAAAATCCAAACATTGCATGGGAATCAACAGACAAGTTTAAAGTTGCAATGGTTATCGCCCCTGCTTGGGGTATTTTGTTTCCGCCCTATAACATGGCTAAACTTACTGCTGTTTTACGAAAGCACGGTTATAGTACCAAAGTATATGACTTGAATGTAGAGTGTTATCATGCATTAAAAGAGTTGCATGGTGAAGATTATTGGCGAGGGGAAAGATACTTTCTATGGATAAAAAGACAAAATTTTGTTAAATTTATTTTACCTTACATTCAACCTGTATTAGATAAGGCAATCGACGATATCGTAAAGTCTAACCCTAAGGTTATAGGATTTAGTATATACAACACAAATACTTTTGCAACTAAGTATATGGTAAGTCAAATTAAAAAACTTTTACCTGACGCATGTTTACTTGCAGGAGGTCCTGAAGTCATAACAAATTTTGATTTTACTTCATTAACATCACATTTTAACTATTTGTTTGTGGGTGAAGCGGAAGAAACGCTTCCATATGTTCTTGAAAATTTACCCGATATTTATCCGACAAATCAAAAAATAGGTTCTACTGATAGCAAATTAAAGCTAGATGAGTATCCTTTTCCTGATTATAGTGATTATAACCTATCAAACTACATGCATCAAGACGGTGTAAGTATAGAAACTTCTAGAGGATGTATTGCACAATGTAGTTTTTGTGCAGAAACTTACTTTTGGAAGTTTAGAAGTAATGGTCCTGAACGTGTAGTTGAAGAAATGGAATATCAAATCAAAAATTACGGTGTTAAAAGATTTTGGTTTGTAGACAGTTTAGTAAACGGTAATGTTAAAAATTTCGAAAAACTAATCGACCTCATAATTGAAAAAAATCTAAAAATTAAATGGAATAGTTATGCTAGATGTGACGGCAGAATGACGAAAGAATTTATTAAGAAGATAGCCGACAGTGGTTGTACAGCAATTAGTTACGGAGTTGAATCAGGTAGTCAAAAAGTTTTAAATGACATGAGAAAAAAAATTGAAATTTGGGAGATAGAAAATAACTTAAATGATGGTGCTGAGGTAAATCTTTTTAATCACGTGAACTATATGATAGGATTTCCTACAGAAGAACCAATTGACTACTTACACAGTATGCAGTTAATAGCAAATTTAAGGAAAAGTATAAACATTATAAGTCCTGGGTTCGGTGCAGGACCAGCACAGTTTAGTCACATGCAAACTGACTGGCACGTTTATGGTATTTTAGGAAACAATTATCCAGGAGATATTACATTTTGCAATACTTGGTATACTCACGACTACAAAAATACAATATTACATAGATTTATTAGAATAAAACTATTTCACGTTTGGTTAAATATTTTGTCAGAACACGCTAAAGCAACAGTCAGAAATAGTCAGCAATATAAACATACAAAAAAATCAAACACAGACAGTTTTAATAAAGACGCCACAAGAGAAGAAATAGAAGAAGGTGTACGTACAAGTTTACGTGTAGATAAGGCTAATTCGTTAGCTATAAAAGATTCATACACATTCGTAACTAGCAAAAAATCAGAAAAAAAATATGTAAAACAAGATTATTACGTAAATTTAGAAAGATATAGTTCCGAAGATTTTGGAAACTCTATTGCTAATGAATTTTTTGCATTTGCATACGGCTTACATTTATATTTTGATGATTTTGAATATAGCTTTGAATGTGATCCACAATCTGACTTAGCAATTTTTGGCAACACATTAGTAAATGATTATTCATGCAAATTTACTATAAGCAAAAATAAAGACGGGGACTATAAACTATTCTTAACTCATAAATTTAATCATATGGCTTTGGACAAAAATTCAGAGTCAATTTATGAAAGTGAAAGAAAAAAAGAAGATAAAAGTTTTGAAAAAACTTATTTTGATGAAGGTAATTTCAATGATTGGGTAAGTTCTGAAATACAAGTTAAAGAAACCATTCATGAACAGTATCGTAACTTCACAAAGAAAAAAGTAATTCCTATTAGTAAATGATTACCATTTTTCTATTTTTCTGATAATGTCTATTTCTTTTACTAAAGGTCCTAAATTGTGTTTATCAGTGTTATAATGCCGTTTGAAAAACTTTGACTGTTCGGCATTTAACACGCACATAGAGAGTCCTAACTTGTCTGATAAAAGCTCAGATAATTGTTTTGGTTCGTGGTGTTCAAATGTTTCCCATAACTTTAATAGTTCATCAAAGTCCTGAACTTTATTATAATCCCAATCAGTTAACATAGTTAAGTATGTTCCCAATCTTGCACCATAGATAGCCCATTGTCCGTTCTCAACATCCATGCCTACGTTATGCCATATAGTAAGGTTGTTTAAATTTCGTGTAGCAACATTTTTCTTAAACAAATCTACATCAGGTTTTTGTCCACTAACCAAACACATTTTTACACCTTCACGGAATCCAGCACGCCATGCTTGAAAGGGAGTATAGTTTGGATATGTTGTAGAATAACAATCATACATACTCCAATAAGAACCATTTAAATAATCTAAACAAAAATCAATAGTTGTAGTAACATTACCACCGCTATTTTCATGCGTTTTCATATTTTTTACATAAGTTTTAGTCCAGCTACTTAAGCCGCCATTGCCATATTGCAATCCATTAATTACATTTCTAGCTTTCCATCGATACTGTGCGTGTTGATAACTTTCGTCCTTATTTGTAAAATCTAATGTTAAGTTAAAAAAATTAAAATCAGGTAAATTATCTCCGTCAATTAAAATAAATCTTTCTGTATCACTTTCTTCTGCCGCAGCTTTGTGTGCAGCATCACTACCCTTAACTCCGTCAACTCTACGTGCCCAAGGTATCATGTTTTGAATTTTAACCCAAAATTCTTCTTTTTGTGGTTCATCATAACTTAGGTAAATGCAATCTAAGTCTGCAATATCAATTACGTTCATTTAAAGTTAAGCTCCATTTTTTTGAATTAGGTCCATTATGAATTATGCTAATATCATTGATATGGCAACTTGTTCCATTTTGACTAGGGTTAAGTTTAGCAATTAGCTTTTTATCATATATACTTACAATTTTTTTATCAATTATTTTAATGTCAAATCTTGATTGAAAATATGTATCAGAATCAATGACGATAAAATTACCATCTAACTTTTCACAAGTATAAAATAATGCTTTTCCAGCATCATCATAGTATAATCTAAATTCAGGTAAGTTCATTCTCTATTATATTACAAAAGTTTTTTATATGATAATGAAATGGATATAGTTGCGGATATGTGCTTACTCTTATGTTATTATGGTTAACCTCATAAATTAATTCTTTTGTCCAATCTTCAGATTGCAAATCGTTTATGTATTGTTTCATGTGAACCATACTAAAAGAATCAAATTTTGGTAGGGTGGTATTCTCTACCCCATGTATATGACAGGCTATAGCATATACCCAATCAGTAGTTGCTTTCTCATTAATGTTACATTTTAACATAGGCTTTAAACTTTCCCAGTTTTCAAAACAATGTTTAATCGTTTTAAAAAAGTTTTCTGCAAACTCTCCTTTTTTAAAATATGTCATTGCGTTATACACATTTGGAAGACTATTATTTGTGATAAAACCCCTATAAAATAGGTTATCGCTAATTTCTCCTCTAAAGTTTCTAATAGTTGATGATACAACGACTTCATTTAACTGTAATGTATCCCACCAATAATCTATGTTAATTGGTACATACATATCTGCTTCTAATTTGATAGTTTGATCATACGGGCTAGCCTCATAGACTTGCCAATCGTTAGATAATTTCCAAGATGAATCTTTGTCCAAATCACCGTAGGGTAAAGCTATAACGTAATCAAAATATCTACTGTATTCTACATCATCAGTAATAAGTGCTATACTTGCGTTAGGCATTACCTTTTTTATACTTAGTGCAAGCATTTCTGCACATTTTACATAATTTATAGTTTTTGTATTTTGTGCTAAAACAACATATCCTTTAGTCATTGAATATTTCCATAAAGTTATTTTTATCTAGCATATGAAAATCCGTATCTTTTATCAAAATATATTTTGTTTTTTCTTCACGTAAAATAATTTTATATTCTGTTTCGGATAATTTTTCGACAAACGTATTCTCACCAATATGAAGTAGATTCCAAGGAATATAATTTGAAATATTTTCTATGTGACCATTTATTATCCTATTTGCTATTGCAAAAGCATGATCATTTCTAAATGTAGTAGACCACATTCCATGCAAATCTACATAATGTTGATAATTTTCTTGAACCATTTTAACAGATTCAAACAAATGCCTTAATCTATCAGTTTTTTTAAAAAATAAAACTGTAGCCCATAACGTGTTAAAACTTGAAGATCCTAATTTTTCTTGTTCAAAATTAGGATACATTAAAAAACTACTAGTGTTGTGAATACAAAAATCATCATAAAAATCAAATACTTTCAGTAATTTTGATGAGTTTATGACGTAATCTACATCCAATACAAGTGTTTCATCGTAGGGAGAAAGATTATATGCATTATACCTTCCCTTATTATTCCAAACTTTTTGTCTTTTAATATTTGAACTGTCTTTTTCTAAATAAATTATATTATCAAATTTAAAAGTTGTTTCTGCATCTGTTATAAGAGTGCATGGTAAATTTAAATAATCGTTGACTTTTCTAGCGGTAATGCTTGCCATTTTAACATAATCTATTTCATCATTGTTAAAGGCAAATAGTAATACGCCCTTCATCGTTTTTTTCTTAATTCAGTCCATTCTTCATGCCATTCAGTCATAACATTATGGTATATAGAATGGGCTTTTATACTTAATGATTCTTTATTAACCTTAATTGGATTTTCATGCAAATCTAATATAACAGTTTCAATAAGTGTAAGGGAAGAAAGAAAACTTAAGAAATCAGGTGTGGCTTTCCAAAGCCCGCCCTGATCTGCAAAAATTAATTTACTTTGATATTTTTCTTTGAGATAGTGTTTAGCCAAATTATGATCAAATTTGGCTTTTGATTCTTTAATTAGTTCATCTGTATTCATCAAAATATTTAGAATACAGAGCGACTATGAAAAAATTAACTGCCTGAAACTGTGCTGCTTATGGAAACATTTCCCCAACTGGGTGATAGGTATGAACTGCTAGGAAGTCTAGCGACACACGTTACAGTTGAGTTTGGTCCTGATAAACCTAAAGAAGTAGTACCGCCATCCGGTAATGAATCCCAAGTTGTAGTAATTGTTAAAATACTTCCAGTATCACCATTTGTACCTTGAGCACCATTTGTTCTAGCTTGTACTTCAATAAAACTAGAAAGATATCCAGTTGGACCTACAGTTGCACTCATTTTAAAAAGAGTAGCATTAGTACTAGTAAGCGCATAATAACCATTATTTGAAGCTATTGTAGTTGGTGTTCCACTCCCACCTGTTCGTGTAACTCCGCTAAAATTTGTGCCTGCAATATTTTGTGTACCGCTGTTTACTGCACTTATTGTGATTGTACCGCATGCTGAGGCAAGAGTATTCCACAAATTATTCATATTCGTTCCACTAGGGTGTGAAAAACTTAAGGCTAATTGCCCGCCTGCATTAAAGAAATATCTTGCCTTATCACCTGAATCAAACGATATAGTATGCGTAAATGTTAATTTAGTACTCCATGAAGAAGCATAAGTGCGAGTATTTGTAGAGGTTGATCCTTGCGCTGCTGCATTATTTCTGTTTGTAAAAATAGTATTTAAATTGTTTGCGAATATAGATGTTGCAGGCACACTTGCTGTCATGTATGCACTAATTAATTGACCATCTGACGTTATTGAAATAGGAGTAATTGTACTGCCTTGGTGAGATGCAATATTCTGTATATTATTAATCAAAAAATTCCACTGTTCGTTTGTTACTTTAAAAAGCGAATTGTTCGCAGTAACTTGATCGACTGCAGTTTGTCCTAATCCGGATCTACCATTACCTATTGCCAAAACTGCATTTAATGTGTTAGCTGTAGCGGTTGGATTTGCACCAACATATCCATTATAGTCAGAAGCATCAATTCTTTGATTTTGTCCGTAAGTCATTATATTCCCCTTACTTAATCACAACAATTGCTGTAACTTCACCGATGCCTTCTGATGTTTTTGTAGTAAGGCTTCTTCCTATGACATTAAATGAACCTGCTTCGCCGTCTTTTGCTGCTCTTGCATAACCTTTTCCAGCACTAACAAGACGATCACCTTTTTTAACTTTACCTTTTACTTTTACTGGAACTCTACCACTAATAGCAACTGCAGGGTGTGTATTATCATCTCCTGCTGCACTGTTCATCATATACGCTGCGCTTGTGCTGATTACTCCAAATACATTATTACTCAATTCATCAACTACCGCTGTGATTTCAGCAACACCGCCCAGTTCAACCACTGTCCCAGCATCGTAAGGTTGATCCGCTTCAAAACGTTCCGCTAAGTCAGCATATGTAGCTTGCAATCTAGCACTAGGACTAAGCTGCCAAATACCAGTAATATTGCCGCCACCTGCTAACTCGCTAGTTGTAACTTTGTTAGGTGCAATGTTTCCAGTAAATTGTGTCACTGCATTCGCCCCGGTAAGATAATCGAATACATTTGCATTAGTATAAGTACCAGCCGGATTAAATGGTACACCATTACCATACATGTACCTATCGCATTTTATACCAAATGAATTAGATGTCCATGATATATTACCATTTTGCATAGTCCAGTTACCTTGTGCTGACCATGCCCCTACAATAGTACCACCTGTTGTAGCACCACCTGTTGTAATTGAAGTAGTATTGGCTGATCCTAATCGTGCGACTGTTAAATTTGCATTTGCTGCAAATAAATTACCTGTAACATTAGCTGTAGTTACTGTAATTGAATTACCGATTATAGCGTTATTAGATGTAATATTGTTTGCAATGATATTACCAGTTGCATTAACGTTAGCTAAGGTTGCATTACCTGCTGCTGTTGTAGATGTTAATGTAATCCAATTACTTGCTACAAGGGTACCATCAGCTGGACATATACTTAATGTGTTTGTGGTTGTATTAAACCATAGTTGTCCTCTCAGAGGATTAGGGGGAGGAGAACTTGAGGCATAACTTTCAAGCTGTCTAACAAAGTTTGTATCTAAAACTTGTCCGTAATTAGACTTGTTTCGTCCAGGAAGTCCCAATGATGTACTATTGGTATTAATTGTACCGTCTTGAATTGTTGTTAGTACAGTACCGTCGCTTCGTATAATTGTATATGCCATGTGTTTTTACTCCATTTTTTAAACTTTAGTATTTATCTTATATGGTAACAAGGTTTGTTAAACTTTGAATACGCACTGTGTAATCTATTTGAATCTGTCTATTAAGACTTTTTTGAACCGGATGAAAAATGACATGGGTCAATAGTCTTGTGGTTTCGTTTCCGGCTGGGTCAGTGCCATAATCTGCTAAAAGCCCAATTTCATCAAACGTATAAGTAGATTCTAACTGGGTACTATTATCAAATGCTGCTTGGCCAGCTGGTTCTCCGTAGTCGAGTAAGCACTGAACTACTATATCACTGTAAACTTTTCCTATTATGTGCGACACGACCATTTTATTTCTTGCAGGATCTGTGTTTAGAACACTGGTGTCATCTACAATTTTTTCATAAGTTTGATTATATAATGCTGCATTTTGACCTGTCGTATTAGGTGGTAAATATGTAATAATTCCGGTGCTATCGATGCTTGCTCCGCCGTTTCCAAACGCCATTTTAAAAATACCACCATATCCCCTACTACTTAATGTATCAGCGATGGATTCTGACATATTTTCATAATGTATTGCATTTTTTTTGTCAACAAGAATCTCTCCTGTATTAGGATCAGAAATTTTGACGAAACCTTCTATTTTTAATTGATAATTTATTGTAGACATTAATCATCGCCTCTTTTTTGGACTAAAACTTCATTAGTTTTAGGATCAAAAATCTTAATAGCTGAGCTAAAAATGAATCCCGCATTTTCATCGGGTCTTTGCTCCTCTTTTATTTTTGTGTCAATCGTGTTATCTTTTTCAGTCATAATATGTATTTATCATCAGTTTTTAGTCGCTTTTTAAGAAATTAGCTGGTACAGAGTTACTTATCTGTAATGGATCCCCTGAGGCTGCATAGTCATCAGAATTCCAAACTTTGTTATTATAGAAAGAATCTAGTATATCTTTAGTAGATAGACTAAACACATAAGAATAGGTGTCATGAACAGGAAGGGCTGCTGTCCCATCTACCCCTCTTGTTATTCCAGATAACGTATTAGTACTGATATTTGCGAGTTTAAATGATATTTTTTCCCCATTTATAAGAATCGCCTTACCAAATCGCAAAGTAATTACCAAATTATCCCCTAAACTTACATCATCTGTGAAAACTATCTTAGTAACAGAATTTACAGTGTCCAAATAATATTTGGATTGGTTTAATATAATTTCAGTAGTTTCGTTATAAATTGATAGTAACACAATATCAACTATACTATAATTTAAATAGACAAGTAGTTGATTATTCACATTTTGAACAATAGCGTTTGTTGTTTCATCGTCTAATAATGTAGTTATGTCATTAACATGAATTTCAGTATCAGTCGGGTACAATGGGTCAACTAACCAAGTTCTATTTTGAAGGTTACTATTACTAATAGTCATACTACCTTTCCTATCAACCTGAAGTGAATACCAAAGTTCATTTGGGGTCGGGGAAGGCATGAAACTCGTAACTATAATTGTATTACCTAAACTGATAGGAGACATAATACTTAATCTATTGTTAGGCTGATTTATTCTTAAATTGTCTGGGGTAACTCTAGTACCGTTGATATGTACAAACAATCTATTCACATCAACAACATCAAATGTTGGTTGAGTCAACTGAATAGTATTTGTGTATTTCCAAATATACCCACCTGATCCTACCCCATTAATAAAATAAGTACCAAAAGTATTTCCAATTACAGGTATTGACATGGTTGAATCTAAATACAGTTCAAATGGATAATACGTTACTGCGTTTTCAACATATGTGGGTAAAGGTCTTACATAAAAAATATTATTATTAATTTCTGGTATGTTTTGAACTCCGTCGATTAAAACTTGATCTTGATCAACAAAATTGGGATTAGTTGCTGTAGTAATTATCACCGGAGTTGCAGGGGTATTTACATAATATATAGGAGTAACTCGTATAGTGGTAGATGTTTGCGTCACAAAATATTGATTTTGCGTATCGTTAAATGATGTTACACTCACTATAGTTGTAGCAGGTATAGAAGGTAGTATAGTTAAGGTGTTACCTACAATAGTATAATCAATCGTGTTTCTTGCACGAATACCATCTACTTCAACTACTGCATTAGTAGCATTGCTACCTCCCATAAAGTTAGTTAAAGTAAACACTTGTGGCCCACTAGTGTATTGAAATACCTGAGTTTCTGGCATACAATATTGGTACGAATTTGTAGTAGTAGGACCAAATATAGCAAAACTTACATATTGTGTTGTAGAATCTACTATTGAATCAAAAATTATTCTAATTGAATTTGATTTATTTGGCTCTATTCTGTAATCAGTGTTTAATGTTTGTTTTACTCCATTTATATAAACCACAGAAAATAAATAAACTCCTGATCTAAATGGATATTCTGTGTCAATATAACTTTCATTTTTTTCAGTATCTAATTTGATAGGAATAGTGTCTGATGTTCCTTTTGATTGTTGATTTCCTCCACCAATATCATAACACTCAAAATAAATTTTTTCCGTTGGAGAAATAGGAGATGTCAAAGTAACAGTTTTGTTTACCCAATTAATTGTTTGAATTTTTGTTAGGCTAGTTGCGGTTGGTACATCACTTACTTTATAGATTCTAGTCGCTCTGGTGTTTGAAGAAGATATAATATATACCGCAATTTCTGTCACAAATGGTGATATACCTGCAAATGAAAACTGAGTGATATTTTCAGTTTCTATAGTCACTCCTACCATATTAAAACCAAAATTATCATATACGCCTGGGTCCCAAAGTGAGCCTGGTGTAGTTTTGACAATCATTTGTAAATTATCAGAAATCACAGCAGGAACCATTTCTTCTGGTCCATAACCCGACAGGAACGTTTCTCCCTGAATAGTGTATTGAGGTTCTTCTACAAGTAAAAATGAAATATTTTCCCAATCAATTATATTTCTACTTCTTAAAATTGTTGAATTTTCACCGACTACTATTAAATAAGTACCATCAAAACTTATTTCATTTAAAGTATTAACTGTAATTGTAGCTGTTTGGTTCCAAACTTGACCATCACCGCTGTATAACACAATACCGTTATTTCCAACTAATACGTAAGTGTTTAATGCAAATATACCATGATTAATTTCTGTAGTAAACACAGGACCTAATATCGTTGCAGGATTCCAGTTACTAGCATTGACTGACCAATATATTTTACCTAACTCCCCTGCTGCAATAATTTTTGTGGGTGAATTAAAAACTGTGTTAAATTTTGCGTCAATTGTTTGATTTGTGTTTGTCCACTCTATACCGTCATAGCTTATAATTACTCTTGATTGTTCCTCAAAAACTGGTGAAGGAGTATTTGCCCCTTCAATGACTGAAGTACCACTACCAACTGCGACAAATCCTTCAAATATGAGGCCTGATCCAGAAATATAACTTACAGATTTTAAAACATTTGGCAATCTACTTTGAAAACTAAACCCTGTTCCCCAACTTGTTGCATTAATACTGGTTAAGAGGTTGCTACCTACCGCCACATAGTTATTATTGTAATATGCAACACTATAAAGCTCATCGTTCGGAGTTTCTACAGAAAGTGTATCGAACCCTGTAACATCAAAAGGTGCGTCATCAAAAACAGTATAAGACCCAACACTTACCCAATTATATCCATCATAACTAATAAGTAAAGGTGCACTAGAATTTTGAGCGGAAATCACATAAAAAGAACCTGAATAAATTATACTTGTTACATTTAAAGGAACATCACTAATCTTTTTGAATAACCAGTCTCTTCCGTTCGTGCTATATAAAACTGTAGCATGATTTGGTGTATTACCTACAGCGACATATTTCATTCCATCGTACACTATACTCTTTATATCAATTTCTTTTGGATAAAATGGCTGCCCCTGTAAATTAACATCTAATTCAAAATCTTCATCAAACTTATTACCTAAATTAGTTCCGTTAGGATATTCTAAGCCTGACAATAACAAAGGTAAATAGTTACCTGGCATGTTACCTGTAGGTTGATAGTATGTAACTATTCTATCAAGTGCATTAATTCCTAAATAGTCACTTTGCAACAGTTCCCATTTTGTAAAATCAAATGTGCTATCGCTATTTGCAACGATGCACTTATACAATTTATTATTGTAGGCTACTAGCGAAGCTGATGGTGTTGTAAATGGTTCCGGATAAAATCCGATATCCCCTGTGGTAAATATAAACGGAGTTCCAACTGTATTCTTTACTGGATCTGTTAATATTGAATTGTAATATAATCTGCACTGAGTAGCTGTTATGGGCACAGTATAGTATTCGGCATAAGCGTTAGCACAGATTCCACTAAGTGAATAAAATACTATGCCTCCTGATTGAGCGAAGGTAACTGTTATTATCAAATCATTAGCAGGGCTAGTACCTCCTAATAACGATCCTGAAATAGTAATTTTATCACCGGTTGTGTAAATATTTCCAAAATCTTTTATATCAATAAAGTACTCATTAAGCACAGTTTGTCCATAAATCTTAGGACTAGTGACCCAAATAATTGCACCACCTGATCCAGAATTATCATATATGTATGGAGTTGTTAATCTACTAGTCTTGTAGAAATATAATTTTGTTTTATTTAAATATCCTGCACTTAATGTACTAGCAGCATAGTTAAAAGTAACAATTACATTGTTAGTACCTGTCTCAGTCGTAACGTTAGTAATAGGAACTGTTGCACCTTGTAAACTGGACCTAAAAACAGTAGAAGGGATTCCTTCTACTACATACTGAGTTATTGATCCAGGAAGTGTAACTTGCGCAACAGTGATTGTACAACTGTTGAGAGGTGCGGTTCCGCCTAAAGAAGTACCAGGTATAGTAATTACGTCACCAACTTGATAGCCTAACCCACCACTATTAAGGTCTGCAGTATAGACTCCATAAGTATTTCCTGATGAATTAAAATTAGGTGGTTCATCTTCATTTCCATATATCCAAGCGTACACATTGAATATAGCACCGTTTCCTCCCGGCGGGGCTACAGAACCAGAAACAGAATTATAAGGTATTGCAGTTGCTAATCTACTTCCGTAACTTGCATCATTTCCAATACTGTTATAATCAGAGATGTAGAATTGATTAGGGGCCCAAGGTTGAACTACTGGGGTATAACTTGTTCTATCAAACTTCAAGATAGGAGTAATTTGTCTTGTAGGAGCATTACTTGATATTGGGATTAATCTAGCTCCCAGTGATAGAATATGATTATCACTTGGTGTTTTACTTTGAACTAAACTTAATCGATACGTATCATTTATAGCATTAATTTTTGAAATGTAAAATGCTATTGCAGTTGGTCTGTTTTCGTTAGCTAAAGTAACTGTGGGTTTTTGCAGCCCATATTCAATTAGTCTAATGTAATAATATTGCTTATCAATCAATCCTAAAATAGGAGTTACATTATCACCTTTTCTATACTGTAATAAGTCTCCTGTTTCAAAAAGTTTGAAAGGAACGTTTACGGTATTATTTGTAAAATTAATATCAGTAGAGTCAAATTTATGTTCTATCGCTGGTTCAATAATGAGTTCTGGTAGAACTTTATATCCTTCACCTGAGTTTAAAATAGTAACTGCAATGACTTCATCTCCTGACATTTGTGCTTTGATCGCAGCTTGAACCTTAGGAGCAGGAAAAATTGAAGTATCAACATATGTGATTATATTAGGTGGTTCGGTATAGGCTCTGCCTGCATACAATACAGTTACAGCAGGTAAGTCAATATAAATTTTAGTACCCGGCATGTGTTCTACGACTTCGGTATCAAATGCTCCGCGTGTCAGTCCTGATAATATACCTAAATCTCTATCAACTTGATTATATCCGATGAATTCGTTATCTATTTTTATAACACCTGTTACAGGATAGCCAAATGCATTGTCTACGATAATAACTTTAGTTGCGACTGGCACATATGCTTTTAACAAACCAATAAAATAATTTGGTCTTCCTTGTAATTTAACTCCATAATTATTAAACCACTGATTGTATTGAGTTTCATCCCATATAGGATCAGTAGTAGTATATTGTGAGTCTTTTGTTGTATCACCAAAAACTAGCTCAGGTGTTACGAATGAATTTAATTCAGCATTCCACTGAGAAGGTAAATCAAAATCAGTTATATTACCATCATAGATATTTGTTTTTGTATATTTTAAACTAAATTCTTTTAATTTTACTCTATATGGTTTAACTTCATTAATGTATCCATATAGAAAATCTTCATTGTCTCTTTGGAAATTTTTAATTTGTTCCAATTCTCTTAAGGTATGTTCAACATCTAAGAATGATGTTTTGTTTAACCAAGGCAAGTAATTACCAAATTCATCACTTTCGGTGATTATATAATTAAACAATAAAATTAAACCTTGATTTCTATAAATCAGCAAATCATCAGTAAATACTTCTTCATTTAATCCACGAATTATATTATATGTTTCGACAGAGGGAAACGTATCATAAGGATCGCTATCAAAAAAGCTATCACCGAATCCTATACCATTAATGCTGTAATTCCAAAGCGAGTCTTTAATTTGAATTGTACCTAATTCTAACCCTATTCTCTGCCAAGAATTTACTCTGTAAATATAGACCTCACGTTTTCCGTTACTGTTAGAATTTACTCCGACTATCATATTTTCATACGGAGTTAGTTTTTCTAAATCGTAATATTTGGCAACATCAATATCAGTTTTTGTTGAGTCTGAATAACCTTCCTCCCACCAATTCACATATTCCCAATAATTATTTGTATCAAAATTATCACCCGAAATTGTAAAGAATGCAGGGGCATTTACACCTGTTATTGCGGATCCGCCTAATGATAAGAAACTTGGATTTTTTAATTCTGTTATTGGAAACTTTATCATTACATTATTTGCAAATTGAACATAATTTTGTAAAGCTTTTAATCTATTATAGAAAAAACTTTGATTAGGTCTTAAATTAGTTCCAGTTTGTAATAATCTAGGCAAGAATGGGTTAGGTACTGCTTGACCTTGTGCATCAACACCAGCAAAACTATCTAGTAATTTTCTGTATAGTCCGTCTGGTCTTACAAGATTGTTGTATAGTGTTGGCAGTCCTGGTAAGAAATCTTCAGCATAACCATCTCTTATTAATTTAAATTCAGTGTGTGCAACATCATTACCTAAGTTAGACTTAAATCCTAAGTGTAAGCTAGTAAAGTTTGAACTAATATATTCAGATACATTATACAAACCAAATACGTTTTGCTTTAACGGTGCTAAAAATGCTATGCCTGAACTAATAGGATTGGATATGTATGATGAAATGATATTATCAGAAAGCGTCTTGTTCGCACTTATTACATTGCCTATATTTTTTACCCAATAATAATATCTTGTAACAATTGTGCCGCCATTAATTACCTCATAAAGAGTAGTGTAAGAATCAATATCATATACTGTCCCAACACCGGAATAATCGATAGGCAACACATCACTTTCTATCCAAGTATAAACCGAAACAATACTGCCAGGAAATACACTACCCCAATATTTGCTATTATAAACTATATCATTTTGATGATAATCAATAAATCTTGTTTGAGAGGTGTCGAACCAAAGCTTACCAACATACTGTTGTCCCCAAACAACTTTTGTAGAACTATTATTGTTATATCCTGCAGGATCTACACTTGAAATATAATCAAGATTTTCTCTTACAGCTCCCAATAGTTTGCCCTGCAAAGGATCAATATAATCTAAATTTACAATATTTAGGCTATTAAGATTGTTGTAAATAGAAACTATGTGTAATGAGTCAATATCAACACTTTGATTAGGATTTCTATAAACACTCCAGTCAGACGCATTAGAGTTGTTTATAAAAATGTTCGCACGACCATTTTCACTTCCTGTTAAATAGTTCGGAGAACCAATAATAACCTTATAGTCATTAAATGCTATAGAGGTTCCATAATATGGTACACTACCAATATTAGTAGAAGTATCGTTAAGGAGCTGCGCTAATACAAAATTTCCTATATTGTTTATACTTTCATTGTATGCTCCTAAATAATCGTACATGTAAGCAGAACCTGCTTCAACTAAAATATCTACAAATATAGTAAAATTATTATCAAATATGGTATCGTTTGTGTAATCTTCATCGTCAGTAAAATCAAAATTTGTTTGAGTGTACCTATTGCTCGTAGGAGCAGTAACTACAAAAGAATTAAATTCATTGAATTTAAGTGCGGATCCATATTGCGTTGCGTTTTGAATATTAGGATCGTGAAACTCTTGTGTTTTTTGATAATATGTGATTCCCAAACTAGCATAATCAGCTTCGGCAAAAACAGTTAAATTAAGTTTATCTCCGGATGTATTGAGATTTTGATTTATAAGTTGAATTACTAATTTATTATCTATTGTTTTTGAAGCAGTTACGTTTGGTATATTCGCTTGTATTATAGCACTTACAGCGCCATCTATACCTGTGCTAGGTAATGTTACAAGAAAACCATTTATTAAAATATTTTGCTGCGTTGAAAGTGAATACGCAGTTGAGCCAGTTATTATTCCAAATTTTTTGCCTGCATTAGTATAACGGTAAACGCTTCCTTCAGTACCTGTAGCATCAACTATGTCGAACGGAGCACCAATTAATAGTTCATTACCAAACGTATTAATATCCAATCCTTTACCATAAAGCATTCCGATTCTAGGATTAGAAACTTGGCTATGACCAATTAGTGTCTGAGATAAAACAAAATCATTTCCTTCAACTGTGATTAAATCGCCGGCGTTAATTTGAATATTAATAGTCAGTATATTAGTAGAAATAGTATAGTTACTTGTGCTTAACACAACACCATTTCGTAATACTGTCACTGAATTTACAGGAGTCCATCCTAATGTGAAGCTTGTAGTTAATGTAAGTATTGAATTGAAATTGCTTTCAAAAACCTGTCTAATTCTATTGTAAACATACACGGCTCCTGTATCTGTAACAGCATTAAAATCTTGATTTGGTGCGCTTACAAATAATTGAGTTCCATTATAATTGGTAGCAATGTTTGATCCAAAATTTGTTGCCGATCCAGCACCAGTAATTGTTGCTACATTAGTGTAATTGTAATATGCTCTATAAACTATAGTACCTGCAGTAACGCCTGCAAAAAAGTAACCATCAATTGTAAAGGTTGTGGTGTTTGCTGAAGAACTATATGTACCAGTTATTATTTTATAAGTTTGAGCAGTATCAGCATTAGAAAAACTAACCATTTGTCCTTCTAACAATAATGACCTTCTATCACCGCTTACAGTAAATTGTGTGCCATTCTGCTGTATAGCTGTTGTTAAAGAATAGCCTATGCTTGTATAGGTTAAAAACGTATTTCTTCTATATGCAAAAACTTGTCTGGTTGAACTTTTTCCAACAAAGAAATAATTACAATCATCTGACATTACTACTTTATCTGTAAGTCCGCTTACGTTAAAAGAATTTTGTAAAGCAACAGCTTCAATTTTTTCTGTTTGAACTAACTCATAAATGTACACTGTGCTTGTCGCTGCAGATTTTAACACTGCTAAAAAGTTTTGTTGCTTATCCATACTGGTACCAAAACCAGTTGGGCTTGACGATAGTGTTATTGTTTCTTCTAAATTCCAAAAGTTTACATTTGAAATATACTTGTATCTGTAAATGTTTCCTGCACCCGAATCAGCTATAAAATATCCAAGCTTAGTGTCATAAGCAACACTACTTCCAAAGGTTGTAGTAGGAGATGGCTTAGTAAATGTGGTTGTACCTAAATAGTTAATTGATTTTCTATAAACCGCCCATGTACCATCTATATTTTCGTCTACCCAAACAGTATTTTTTACAAATTCTGTATCTAATAAATTTAAATTTATAATATCTTTTGGTGAATTTACTCTTTGATTTTGTAATTTAGAAACGATACCTGTTGATTCTATATTTGGTATAGATAACGGTAAGCTCAAATCAATCACAACTGAGTTTGCATTACCTATTTTTACAACAACGTGAAAACCGTCTACAGCACTTGCATAATTCAAAATTAATATTACAGAATTAACTGTTAAGCCGTGAGGTTTGCTGAAAAATACTGTACATGTATCATTTAAATTATTAACAACATTTACAATAGAAATTACGTCAGTAGAATTACTTAGAGAAATGGTTGCATAAGCTTTCCAATCTCCCTTAAAATCAGCTATCCATACATATTCATTTTTATAAACATCATTAATTGAAACTAGATTTTGATTTAAATTCGTTACCTTATATGAATGCATTTTGACATCTTCAAAATTTACATATCCAGCTGAAGGCAACTGATTCATTTTATAAGATGGTAATAAAGGTAAAATTCTTATATTTTGCGGGACACGACCATAGTTAGTCAGTCCATACAGAGGTATTTCTTGCATCGACCCTGGTTCAGATTCACCATTTATTACACTAATGATTGAGGGATTTCCGTTTAACTTTTGTTCTTCAAGCTTAAATTCAATAAAGTTTTGATCTAATACACCGCCGTAGTTTCCAACATTTATAGACCAATTTTCATAAACAGTATAGTTTATTCCTCCTGTAGGCAAACTTATATTTTGAATTGCAGAAGTGGCTTGTTTACTTCCTTTCTCTACAATCATAGTTTTATATAAATTTACTTGAGATATATCATCTAAATTAGCAGCGACTAGGTAATTTCTTGGTCTATATCCAATAAGAGAAAATGCTAATAAATCCGCATCATTTTCCAAATTTGCAGTGTATGAATTATAATATAAAGTGCTTTCATATGCTCTGCTACTTGCATTCGGTAATAACCCTTTTTGTATTTCATCATAATCTACTTTTGTCCAAAATCCTTGTTGAAAGGTATCTGACGGTTGGATTATTTCATTAGCAGCGTAATAATTATTTTTATATTTGACGATAATACCTTTAGTATATTTGGTATTGATTTGCCATTCCAAAACATTGTCTTGATTTAAAATAAAACCCTTAGTATCAACTGTGCCGTCCCACGTAGCAGTTTTTGCTCCTTTTAAAAGCATACGATACTGTCGTAGACCTGTATTAGGATCGTAAATTAAATCATTAAAAAGTGTAACGTTATCAAACACAATCGCATGTTCCATATTACTAAGGTTAGCATTAAGGTATGCAATAGTATCATCAACTTTGATTGGAATCGCAGAGAATTCAACACCATTACGAATAACTGACATATCCTTAATTTGTATAGGAATCAAATTCTGATTCAAAATGTAATTTTGTTCTTGAATAGTAAGAGGTTGTACAATAGAGTTTTCTTTGTCTATAACAATCTTTTTAGCTAAAGGATTTATATTTAGTATTGAACCTGTTTCCCACCCTGCTTGTATCCATGCAAGAACTTCTTGAATCATAGTGTTCCAATTGAGAATTACATTATTTTCTACTTGATCAAATAAGAGTCCCTGAGAACTTAAATAGTTTCCATACCCATTTATAAATTCTGCTAAAGCCTGCGGCGTACTAAACTCTGTACTGTAAGGTACAATTATCACTCTATCACTAGAATTTTTTGATATTTTTACTGATAAAGATCCAGACGTAATTGTTTCGTATTTACCATTTACTAATGGAGCCAATGCTTTAAAATAAATTTTGTTTTGGCTATTTCCATAAACCTGATATCCTGTATCAGTTTTTTGAATTATAATTGAACTATAAATTATTGTGTCAAACGGCTGATTTTCATGTAATAAAACACTATAGCTTTCATCTGGTATTAGTAGAGTATTATTTTTGCTATTCGGTGAGCCTTTGTCTACATAAAACTTCAGCAATTCTTTGTCACTGAATCCAGCTAATCTGTATACCAAACGAACATCTAGATTGTTTAAATAATTTGTAAGTAGATCATAACCTGAGTTACCAGTACTCTGTACATAATCTACAATCCAATTTATATAACTATGTTGTGCTGTTCCACTACCATACACAACGGTGCCTGTTGTAGTAAATCTAAATTTATCATTTAACAAATATTGATTAAATTCTGTATTATATTTGTAGGTATCTAAATTTTCACCCAATGCAAAAAACTTTGCTGGCTTACATAACGCTAAAATTTTAACTAAATCAAAAGGCCAAGTGCTACTTTTTAGATAACTATATTCGGCAGGCCCCCAATCACCTACTTTCCATTGAGTTTGAAAGGTTAATTCATCATAATTACCTATAACGGAATTTAATGGATCTACTAAGTTACCTAAATCATCTACTGGCAAAACTTTTAACAAACCTGGTCTTTTTCTAGACTCAATTATTATAGGATTACCGTCATTATAATCATAGCCATTTTCCATATCAGTCCACAACACCAAGTTATTTTTAGTATAAGGTGCTGCGCCATAATAGCCATCCCACCAAACTGGTTTATTAGTATATCCAATTAGTTCCCATGGAGTTAAGTTTGGAGTTGCAGTATCGAAAAACCAATTGTAAAGACCCTTCCAATTGCCTCTTTTTACAATTGTGTTGTCTAATTTATTTGTAGCTTGATAATAATTATATGTATATGGATCGGTTGTAATATAGTATTGTGATTTGTAATCTATTCTATTTTGTCCTACCCAATTTAAAAAGGATAAAGAATATAATTGTAAAATTTCATCGTAATTATAATTTGTTTTTCTAAACTGTCCAGGTAAAATTTCATCACTTGATATAGGAATTCTAGAACTAACTTTTATATTATTATAAATTCTACATTCGAACTCAAAAATTACCTGATCTCTATAATCAGTAAGATTACCATTTGTATAACTTCCGTATAGCGTAGTTAACGAACCATCATGTCCTTTAATAAACCACGTTGGTGTTAGATAAGAAGAATCGTAAACAACCTCAGGTACGGTTGCAGGATAAAATCCTAACTTAGTTGGTGTGTTTGGAACATAACTTCCATAAGTTTGGTTATATTCATTAACGACTATTACATCACCTGCGATTAAATCTGTTTGAACTGTTACTAAAGGTTCGTCTGCACTCACAGTATAATCGACATTTCTGATTAATTGTTTTTCTACTAGAACTCCCTCTACCTCTCTCAACACATAAAGAAGTACACCATTATAATTGGCAGAGCTAAAATTATAAATCTTACTTAAAGAAAATTGTGCTTGTTGTACATCCGCTTTAAAAGTATATCTATTAGTAATATACGCTCCTCTGTTTGGAAGCATGTCTGACCAAAAGAATGAGTTATTTTGAGCTTTAAAAGAGGTAATTTCATTAATAGCGTTATCTAAAATAGTAGATGCTATTTGATAACTTTCATAAGGAGTTTTATTTACGATATCTATCAACAAACTTTTATACTTAACATATTCGTTTGCATTAAAGTTTAAAGCATCAATTAAATTATAATTTGCATTTTTTAACAAAGCTCCTGTCAATGACAGTGGAGCACTATTTTGAATAATTTTAGTTCCGTATCTAACTAGATTGGGCAAATCTCTATAATTGTTGGAACCAAAAATTTGACCTGTAATTCTTTTGCTGTTTGTGCAAATACTTAAGTAGTGATTTTTTAAATCTCCTAAATTTAAATTTTTTATTTGTGCGTTGAAAATATTATTTTCTAAATTTGTGGGAATAGTAAAATATGCATTTTTACTAACTTGATTACTATAAATTAAAATTTGCACTGGTGTTTCTAAAATTGGATTAGCATTTAAAGTTACAATTGTAGTATTATTTTCTACTACATAACTAAATTCACTGTCAAATAATACATTATCTCTAACAGTAACTTTAATTACAGGCCATGCAGTAGATTCTGATGAATTTGCTGGTACATCACAAATAAATTTAGCATCTCCGTTTAAAGGATTGTAGTTAAATGTGAACGCCTGATATTGAAAACTTTCTGATATAGCTGTTTGCCATCCTAACTCTCGATTATATGTGTCACGTGAATTATAATTATATACGTATCCTTCATTAACATTTTGTGTAGTTGGGTTTCCATTTAATACATAGGTAAATTGATCCGTATTAAAAGAAACATCAAATTGAATATCTCCTATGTTATCTACTGAACTATATTTTAAAGGAAATCCCAGTACGGGATCATTATTCCCTGTTCCAGTTGCATATTGAAATAAAGATGTTCCAATAAAACTAGAACTATTATAATAATCTGTATCACCAAAACTTAAACCATTAGTATCAAATACATCAAATAAAGGTGGCTGATTTACTGTTGTTTTGAGTTGTCCCTGAATCCAATTTGTTCCATCAAACCAATACGTATATCCCTTTCTTACTTGTCCTAGTAAAACAACAACTTGGTCAAGATTTTCTATGTCACCGTTCGCAATCTTTGTAAATGTTATGATTGGTGGTGCCTGTGTTAAAAGAACGTTCCCTGAATCATTGGATAATTGTATAAATGAACTTAAATTAGGGTCCGTGCTTAATCTAAGTGAAGTAGTATTAGGTTTATCGTACACATAATATTTGGTAAATGCAGATAATCCACCTATACTTTGATTCAAAGAAACTAAACTACCCACAACAAATTTCGTTGAATCAGAAACAGTTAACCTATCAGTGGAAGCAGACGTTGAAACAATTGTAGTTGATGTTTGTAGTGCCTCCGCAGTTGAAACAAAATTTACTCTAAAAATTTTGTTTCTAACATTAACGTCTGTGTCCGCAGAAAATACGACCCGACAGCCGTCAAATAAACCAAAACTTGATCCGTCTGGATAATATTGCAATTGATTTGCAACTTGTGTAAAGGCGTCTGTAGCGGTTACATCAAAATAATCGACTGGTCCTCTAGCCTCAGTACCTAAATTAAATAATTTTAAATTAGGATAAAATTCAATAATTGGTCGTTTTGCTCTGGCTTCATTACTGTTAATTACGTTTAATAAATTACTACTATTAGTGTGTTTAATAGTTTCTTGTATTACTTGTGAGTGAAACCATCTATTTCCGCGTGACCATGCATTTAAATTATTTGCTGCTCTACTAATTGTAATATAATCTTGTGCAATTGGTGATTCAACAATATCAGAGTATGGTGCTATATCATATGGCGATATATCGTATGGATAATATACACTTTGAGAATATGATTCTGGAGTTACAAGTGATGAATTTGGTATTAATTTAATTCCTGTCCCTACACCTTCTACATAATATTGGTCATTCTTGTATTTCTCAGGAATAATATCTCCTGAGAAACTAATTTTTAAACCATTAGTAAATTTTACATTATTAGGAGAAGTATAAGTTAACTTACCTAAAATTTCAGTTTCTACATTTATAAAATTTTCAGTATTGTTATCAACTATTTTTATTATGCCGAATTTTTTTAAATTAGAACTATCTTGATAATACAAAACATCTAAAGGAGCAGTTATTTCTGGAATAATTTGTATCTCACCAGTTTGTAAACGAACAAACTTTTTAGAAATATATTTGTTTCCTGATAAAACTGTTATATTCGTATCTTGTGGGATAACAGTTAGTGGAGTAAGACTTATTATAGGGTCACCTGGTATATCAGTTTCATTATAATTAACTTTGAAGAAAAATTGATTTACGTTGACAAATGTAGTAGAATCAAATCCTACAGGATTTATTGTATCCTGATCAAAAGGAAGCTCATCAAAAAATGTTTCTACCGATGCATTTTGCAGAGCAGATGATCCATAAAACAAAATAGTTTTGTCAAGTAAATTGGTTGCACCATCAATATTTCCAATTGTGCTTAATCGTTGACCATGTATGTTAGTAAAGGCTTGATCGCTTACTAGGTCTACATTTATATTCCCCTGATATGTAGTTTCGTTCTGTGCATCTGATCTAGGGACATTAAAAGTAATTACTCCCTCGTTTGTTCCGTTATTTTCTAATCCAAAAATATCTCTGGTGCTAACATTTGTTCTGTTAGGTACAGTGCCAGACAATCCAGGCATTGTTTGAATCCAAAATTTTGAATTTTGTTTAACATTAAAATAGTATGTTCCGCCTCTTAAGAGTGTTATAACCGGGTTAAATTCTTCTATTTTAAAATTATCTTGTATGAACAAAAATTCATTTGTCTGACTTATTACATCAAAAAATGAAGTTAAATTTACCGGTAAAGGTTCGACATTAACAACATCAGGACCAAACGGTAACCAATAATATTGACTATAATTTGACAGTTTATCTAAATCTGCAAAACTATCCCAACTATAAAATTGATTATCAAACAATAAAGAGTTATTAGTAATTGGTGCGCCCTGTAGTTTTAGCGCATCAATCATTTCAGGATAACTTATAAAATCTATAGCACGGCTAGTCTCATTTTTTTTAAAAATGATAGCTGGTTCTAATTGATAATCTGTTCTTGTTTTATTAATTTCAGGTACGTAATAGGAATTAGGAGTAAGACCATATTCAAATCTTCTTCCAATATAACCTTGTAATTTTTCTAAATCTTGCTGTTTAACAAGTTGATCCAATGTGGCGGATAGAAAATTTTCATTAGGTGTTGTTTTAAAAATTTCTGGAAGAAAATCAATTGTTCTTACTTGCGCTACCATATATTTTTCCGTTAAGGTTGTAGTTGTTCAGGAGTAATCGCTGAAATAATAACTATATCGTTTGATTGAGCACCGTTCACAAAAATCTCATACGGCGCACACCTTATTTCATATAAATCACCAAAAGTCAAAGAGGGGTCTTTTGGAACTAAGATCGCAGAACTTATAAGTCCATCTAAATTTGAATGTAAGTATGCGCTTAGTTCACTAAAAAAGAAGGTATCTCCAAAATCCCAATTATCAATACTAAAATAATTATTCATTGCAGTAATAACTGCAGCACGAACTTCACTATCACTCGCTGTTGTCAGACTAGACTTTATTACTTTAATAGTAGCCTGTAGCTGAGGAGAAGCTTTGTTACCAAAAAGAGGTTTGAAAGTGACGCTATTTAAAACAATTGTGTCACTCATCATTTTGTAGTCATTTACTTTGTTATATTCTTGTGTTAATTGTTCTACTGTTGGTCTCAGTGGTTCAGATACAGTTCCCGTTGTGTCTTTAATCCAGTTGTTATAAGAAGTATAATAAGCCAAAGTTACTACATATAAATCAATGATGTTTGTTGTACCAGGATCAATTCTTGTAGTGTTATTACTTAAATGATTGTATTGAAAAAATAAACTTTGTCTTCCTGATTGTGAGGAATAATTTGTTACTTCTGTTAAATTTACGATGTTTAATGATGTTGTGTCAGCAACAGATTTATAAAATTTATTTTCTACGTATGTGTAAAAAATTTGTCCTACAGGAAATTCATATTTAACTACTTCAACATCGTTTTTATTTCCATAAGAATAATTAATTAAAGTTGGTTCAGTTAATCCATTTTTTGTAAGATAATTAATATCAGTAAAAGTCTCAATAAAAACAAAATTTGAGGTGTTTGTTGAACCAAAAGTATAACCTGTAATGGTAGTAAAAAAATCTGGATTATCAATTAAAGAAGAATTTTTTGAGTCTAGACTACTTACCTCAATCGCATAATCATCAGGGTAACCGTCTGATTCAACTGTTTGTCCTACCACATTAAGTCTAAAATCTTCTCCTAAAATAGATAATGAATTAGGTGTCGTATTAGTTTTTAAAACTTTGACCGTATCATAAGCTAAGGTTCCTGATAGAGGATCAAAAATAATTTTTTCTGAATCAAAAGTAAACCTTGTATTCTTAACACTTCCAAAATAATATGTGATAGCTTTACTTGTTATTCTATATGCACCCTCTCCTAAACTTTCAAATTTTATAAGAGCGTCTGGTCTATTATAGCTTCCTATAAACCATCTATTAACATTAACCGGCAGAATATTCACATAATATAAAGAAAAACTTTGTAAATTCTCAAAATAAGTTAGAACTTCTTGCAATATTGGATTCGGTAAGATATTATCAAAAACTGGAATAATAGTTTCAAGGATTGCACCAGTTGAAACAAACTTACTTAAACTTACTGGACCTAATCCATTATATAAATTGCCCTCACCCCCGTTAAACCCATCCTCAACAACGTTTAAAACATTTACCCACATAAACGTATTATTAATTGAAGGTGCAGCTCCTGCTACTAATCTATCATTAAGAAAGTAATATCCAGATGGAGCAACAAATTTTAATAAAGAACCAGGTGTGCAATATTTCATATTATATGCACTATAAATACCCGCTGCAACAGGTCCTGCTACATTTTCAAAATAACCAGTAACTAGTGTACCATCATAACTCGTTTGATTCCATGTTGTAATGCCATCGCCTGAAGCAACATTAATAGGATATCTAGCACAGGTTACAACATAATATTGATACAGATTTCTATTTGAGATAATTTCTAGAATTTGATTACTAAATAACCTATTAGCGGATCCTGATGCCTCACTTATATTAAAGTCGTAGAACTTATCATTGCTGTTAAAATATAATGCTCCGTCATCAGAAAAACTAGTTGTGCTTGAATACTTGCCAGTTGGATCAAGTAAATCAAAATTTCTTGAAATTCCAATAGAACTTCTATTTAAAGCTTTTGTTTTTATTATAGAACTGTAAAGTGTGTATGGAAAATTATTATAATCTTCACCATTTACCATTCTGTTTTGAGAATAAAAGTGTACGGGTGCTTTTGCTTTTATATCTGGTATAGACTCTCTTGATTGGGCATTATTAACAGGCTGTGTTAGCTCAACCGTCATAGTTAAAGTTTCAATGCGATTAAATTTACTTACATAACTGAAAGTTAATGTAGTATTTGTTAGTTCAGCGGGATCGATTGAATATTGCAATCCATTACTTGATCTTACATATGCTCTAAAAGAACCAACAGGAATCTCACTAAAAACACCGTCCCCAAAAATATAATTTACTTGATCGTTAAATCTAGAAGTTACAGAAAATACTGATTTACGTGAATTTTCTTCCCTTAAATAAGTATTTGCATATAAATTATCTACTTGTTGCCAATAATTTAAATTATTATTAGTTGAATCAATTTTATACAACCATGTATCAGTATTATTAATTCCTTGTATTTCTCCTATTGGAACTACCTGATTTGCAATTTGTTGATTTAATGTAAAATCATAATTTACAAGTGAACCTTGTTTAAAATATAAAAAGAATCCAGTGTTTAAACTACCGTAACCTAATTTATCATTTCTGTATAAAATATTAAATGTGCCTTTTGGATTAGGAGGAATTTCGTACACATAGGTTTGATTTAAACTTGTAGCACTCACCCCTTCAAAATTCATAGTTACACCACCAACTGTTGCATTAAAAGGTATAACAGGTAAAACAGTATTTGGAATACGCAAAGAATATTCTTCAGTTTTAATATTTGAAATTTCTTGTGTATTACCAGGTCTCCCGACTCGTTGTGCATCAACTAATGTGGCATTTATTATAGAATAAAATTGCTCTAACCAATTTGGATTAGCAGGGTCGTTCCAAAATACAGGTATACCTGCAAGACCTAAACCATTGATGTCTACAACATTTTCTGTTGTAGTTAGACTAGTAATTTTTAAAAATCCTTGAGCAGCATTATTTCTTTTTGGATTATAATTTACTAAATTTGCTAGTTTAATTACACTGTCTCTACGTTCTGCGGTGTCGATAAAATTTTCACGTGTGTTCAGATCATCCCTAAATGAGACAGCCTGACCCATAAATGCAATAACATCTAGTAGTGCTATAAATTCACTACTCTCAACATAATCATTAAAAGTTTCTGGGTAGTACAAACGCAGGTAATCTATAAAACTTTTTCGCAAAGTTTCATAGTCATAGCTTTGAAAATTTGCTTGACTATAGGTTTTATAGACTGTTTTCCAGTCATTCACACCAAAAATTGTTGCCTGTCTTGAACTTGTAGCCATACTTTTATCTCTTTTTTATATTTATCTTTGCTAAAAACCCACTATTTTCAACGGTTATTTAATGATACTGTGCTACTCCCTTTATCAAAATTAAGTTGTAATAGCTGAACTTTGTTCTGAGGAGATACTGCCATTTCAATTTCTGTCAAAAATCCATTTTCATAGGGATAAGTTGTGATAGTGTTTAATATTATTCTAGGATCCTGAGCCGCAATGCGGCGAATTTCGTTGTCAATCTGAATTTGAATCTCAGGAATATTTGGTTCGAATATGTATGTCCAAATAGAGGTCCCATATGCAGGATTCCCTACTTTTTGTCCTTGTGGAGTATTAAGAGCGTTTAAAAAATCGACTATCACAAGTTGATCATCATAAAGACTGAACTTTTTGTTTGGTAAAACAGGAGCAATAATTGATCCAGGACCACCACTTATTCCAGGTGGAATAATTGAAGGTTTCTGTGCATTAGTGAATAATGTGCTAAATCCTTTGTATATAACCATAATAATATCTCACTTAACCATATAATTCTTTGTATGCCAACTCTACTGCTGTTTCTAAACTTTCAACTTCACGGATTGAATCTTTATAATCACGTAATGCAGTTACGGCTTGAACAGATTCGCCACCGTATGTAGAAACAGCTTCTTTCCATTTAATTTTGTTTTGCCTTCTATTATTAACTGCGACATCCAATTCTCCCCTTAAATCATTATATTGTTCTAAAACCTCTGCCTTAGGAGGTTTAGATTCGGCACTATCTGAGTATGGTAGAGAAATTCTTTTATCGCTATAGATTTCTGTAGTGGCGCTTTTTATTGAGGATCTATCAACTGTATTTACTGCAGCAGTTGGCATTTTAGTCGCTGCAGGACCATTTGAAGATATAGATTTAGACGCACTTTGTAAACTTGCTAACTCGTCTGATGGTACATTTGATACTGTAGCATTTACTAAACCATTAGTTGATGCATCCACAGATTGTGTTATCTGAGACGGATTAACAGTGGTAGGCGAAGTAAAATAAGATGAACTAACGTTATTGCTAATTGCATTGTCGCCGCCGTACAATCCACCAACTGCGTTGCCACCATTTTGACTATTTTTACTATTCAACGCTGATAAATTTTGAGGCTTGCCAGCGGTTAATTTAGTATAACTGCCTTTGATAGCATTAAACACAGCAGAGGCTGCACCTACAACTGCAGCTCCAATCGCAGCTCCTGTTGATATAACAGAAGAAACCATTGAACCAACTGGGCTAAGTAATTTTTCAGCCATATTTGCCGCATAGTTCCCTGAAGATATTGTAGATGCGATTGCTCCATTATTACTTTGAGCTGATGGTGTAGTATTAGAACCGGATGCACCATTTACATATGATTTTACTGGTCCTATTCCATACGATGATGTACTATTAACTAACCCTGTTATTTGAGTTGGGCTTTCATTCCCTTGAATAATACCGTTACTCTTTAATTGATTGTAACTGCTATTCATTAAATTTACTTGCGTAGAAGTTTGTGCAGTGCTACTTTTGTTATAATCATTTATATTGTTAATACCGTCTTTACCTGTGAGCAAATTAGGTGGTATAGATTGATCTAATGATTTATTATTTTGAATTAAATTATTTGCAACGGTGCTTGCACCTGGTTTAAGGACTCCAGCTTCTTCAAGTTGATTTGGTGAATGTCCTAGTTTTCCTAAAACAGCAGTTTTACTTCCGTTGTTAGTTACGATTCCTCCTCCTGCTAAAGCTGCTGAGCCTTTAACTGGATCAGTGCCGGCAGAAACGGCTGCTTGGGACACCGCAGCAGATGTTGTATTTTTATCAAAGTTACCTTTCGCAGATTTAGAGCTAGGAACCGTTGATGCAACCGCAGGAGTAGTCACTTTAACAGGAACATTTGCAGTTGCAGCGTTTGTATTTTGAACTGCAGGTGACGGAGGTGAGGGGAAATTGCCGGCTGCACTATCATCGATTTTAACATCAACTCCTTTATTCGCATCAGTCCAAGGTGTATGAGCAGGAACACGTGAATTTATGCTAGGCAATTTAGCAGGGGCAGGAACCCATCCTTGTGTTTCGTCAAAAAATGTATCAGTGTGTTGTACTACTGGTATAGGTTTAATCTCAGCAGGAACTGTTGGCGAACTACCTGTATTCAGATTAATTTTACTTCCGTTAATATAAGTTACTGCATCGCTTTTAAATGATGAAGTGCTTTTTGATAAAAAACTCATTGCTTCATCAACCTTTACAGTATGATTTTTTAAAGTTTGTTGACTAAAATTTTCACCAACTCGTAGATTTGTATTTTTATCACTATTAATATTCAGTTCTTCTGCAAAAATATTAAATTTTTTCTTAGCATTAATATTAATATTATTATCCGCGTGTAAATTTAAATCACCTTTGGTTCTTACATTTATACTATTAGTAGCATAGATATCTACTGTACCTTCTTTACCTAATTCAATATAGCTTTGACCATTGCTATGTATTATAAAAAGAGTTTGACCATCGTCACTCATTGTGATTTGATGTCCAGATGCGCTACGTAATCTAATTAAATTGTTTTGTCCAAAAAAATCACCATCATCTAAAACGAACGTGTGTCCACCTCTGCGACCTATTAATTTAGCCTGCTCAGCAGTCCCTGAGTCTACGTTTTTTCCTAACTCCCCTTCACTACCTCCGGTAATACCTTTATAAATTGGTCTACCTGGAGTGGATATACCAAAAACTTGAGATGGACTTTCTCTAGTAGAACTACTTGTAATCGTTCCTCGTACAGAATCTCTAAGTAGCCCTTGTTGCCAAAGTTGCGCAGCAACTATTTTGTGAACTGGTTTAGCCTGATCATAAAAAGTTGGAGTATTGTAAAGTTGATTATTCTGCACATTCATTTCAACTGTAGGTAGATTTGAAGATCCACCAAACTTTTCTGCCTCAGCTTCTTCCATTATTACATCATTAGTAGATCCAATTGCAGGAACCATATGTGTTATTCCTGGTTGCGGAATGCATCCTATGTAATAACCAAAATCCTTTTTACCATACAAAAACAAACATACGACTTCTGAACCTATATCTGGCGATGTTGCCCAAAATCCATAACTAGTAGGATTTTCTAAAAACGTACCATAAGAAGAATCACTTGCAGTGTTAGGAGCATAATCACCCGGTAAAAATCCATAAAAGGGAGATAGATAACTTACAACTACCCAAGAACTTGAATCATTAGGATCGGTAGCACCAAAATCTGCAATATAAACTTTAATTCTTCCAGTACGGATGCTATCAACATTTTGTTTAACTATTCCTTTTACTGCGAAAGGATATGAAATTGATCCTCCCGGATTTAATTTATATTGTTCCGTAGTACCAGAAGTTTTTATAATATTATCCATTTTGTACCTTTAAACTGCTCTTCCCTCTTGATTTACACGTATAAAATCACTTACTAAATTACTTGATTGTAATGAGTCATCATCGACTACACTTGAATTAAATGCTCGTTGTTGATTAAAGGCAACCCCAACATTTGATCCAACTGTTGATTCAGCAGGGGTCGCATCGTCAGTCACCAATCTATTGGTTATTGATTGCTCAGTTGGTTGCCAATATGTATCTGGCGTGGTTTGTTGTGATTGTGATGATGAATTGACTGGGAATTCTTGATTCCCAAAACCATATGTATTAGTTCCTAACTGTTCTGCTTGATTTGTAGTTGTTTCTCTGCCTTCTGCAGTTACCGATGTGGTTTTACGAACTGTTGGATCTGTCCACAACACAAGATCCAAATCTTGTGTAAATCTTCCTTTAGTTAATGAACTAGTTACAGATAAAACCATATAAACTAAACCTGAAACATTTTGTTTACCTTGTTCCATTAATGCATTTTGAGGTTGCGAGCCATTATCATAAAAAGTAATATTTTTATTAATGGTTAATAAACCAGTGCTAATGTTATAATCTAATCCTTCGTAGAAGTTTATTTCAATAAAAATTTGCCCTCCTAAAGGATTTATTTGTAAATTATCAGTGTAAGCGGCTTCTCTAGGTGTGCTTGCATTTTTAGCAGTTCCTATACTTGTCATTAGATAATCAGGATCACCCATTATTTGTAATTTAGCTTTAATTTGATCACCCGGGCTGTACAAATTTGTTTTTATAGAACCAATAGGAATACCGCCTTTGCTTGCATTTAATTCCGACCCAATGTTTTTACTTCCAGGAACAATAGGGGTGTTGCCTAATCCGTCATTTGGTTTTTCTTTCTGATCGTCGGATCCTCCGGGTAAAAAATATAATGCATTATAACTTGTTTCAAAATTTAAAACCTCTGTATTCTGTCCTGTAAAATAATAATTATATACTTTATATGGTCCATAATAATCTGACCTACTTTCAGGTTCTATAAAAACTGATTTTACATAAGGTATTTTATAAGGAGCTACATAATAAGTTATGTCAAATACATAATCATTTCTTAACGAATCATAACCTTTAGGTTTTACTACAGGATTAATTGAATACCAATCTAAAATTTTTGATCCTTTATTTCCACTTGCAGGCTTATCTTCTAAAATTCCATCCTCTGTATAAACAGTATCAAGTGCCTTTGTTATATACTCACTTTGTAAAATAACATTGTCAATAAATTTAGTTAATGTCATTCCCCCTGCTATCGCCAATGTTCTTGTATTAGGATTATAAGTTAAGTTTTTTCTACTATCTTTAGCACTTATTTGACCGCTAGTGGTAGGGGAACCCATTTCTGCTTTGACTTTATCATATCGTTCCTGTGATGTAAGTTTTGCATACTTAATTGCATCATCAATTTCAATATGATATGAGTTGGTATATTTGGCTTTACCATTATTATAAAGTTGTTGTTCTCTCTCATTCATTATTTGAACAATACCTCTTGCATTTGGATTGTCAGCGTCAATTTCATTACCAACCAAAACTTCACCCACTGTTGTACCCGATACTTGTCTATCTTCTGGAATTTGATTTCTTTTAACACCATATGCTTCTTGCACAGATAATGGTGTAGCCTTAATAGTATAAACTGTGCTTTTTCCATCAAGCCTAAATGAAAAATCAGTTATTGAAAGAGGAAAGAAACTAGCATTACTACCTACCTTCGTTCCTGTTTGACCTGATCCGGTACCTGAATACAACCCGCTTTCTCTACCTGGAATTATTTCTTTAATTGCGTTTCCTGCATCATCGTACCCTAAAAAACTTATTGAAAGAACATAAAATTGTTTTATTGAATCTTTATTGTCTTGTATACCAGGTAATCCGCTGTTCAACGCTGCTTCTAATGCTCTTTGTTTAAGAACACTTGTAAAACTGAAGCCCATAGGCTCATAAATTTTAAATTCAAAATTTATTGAATTAGTCGCTGATTCAGTTGCCTTTGTATTACAAAAAGTCTTAAAGGTCAAATCATCAATAAAGTACTCAGCGTTTTCATTAATTCTAGGAGCATCGCTTTGAGAAGGAGTGCCACCTGATTCAGCAACCGTAAAAAATCCTTCGTTTGTTCCTATGTATGTCATACCAGATTCTATGAATCTAATATATGCTTCAGCAGTGACCATGTACAGAATAAGTTTATAAGTAAAACTAGCATATTCGTTAAGAGGATTTTTTGGTCTACCGCCATATAAAGCAACTAGGTAACCATCATTTTCTTCTCCTGTTACTTCAATAGGTCTTGAACCTACCGTTTCACCTGCGGGAATAAAGCCATCATCTTGTGCCTGATTTTGATCTGCCATATTATATGCCGTATGCTGCTGTTAGTGTTTCTTGTTGAGGTAAGTAAATTCCTACCCCTGTGATAAAATCGAAAAGAGGGTCTTTTAATCTGTTTGGATTACGTTGTGCAAACACCCACCATAACGATGGGTTTCCGTACAAGTCATAAGCTAATAAATCAGGTCGCAAATTATATGTTGGTGTAATTTCCCAATATACATCATCTGCTTTTTTTGGTAGTGGTCTATCTACCATAATGTCTAAAAATTGATTGTTAACAATGTCTGTTGCATAATAAGGACTAGTTGTTGGATATAGCATTACCAAATTCCTCCAATATCTGATTTTCCAGTTCCAACTAATAATCTTCCTGTAGCATATTCTTTAAGACTAAATGCATTTGCCATAGCAAATCTAGAAATAATAGGAATACAACCTATTTGAATTTGAATTTTAGTAGGTACGTAGGTTGGATTTGAAACTTCTGCAATATTAAATTCAGGTCGGGTTGATCTTGCACCGGGAGTTAAGCCTGCATTTTTCAATCTAAAAAAAGATGATAATAAAGTTCCGATAGATGAACCACCTAATATATTTTTTGGTGTATTAGTTTGTGATTCAATGTTTTGTCCTCCTGTGTTGCTTATTACGCCCGCTTTAATGTAATCAACATCTGTAGGTAAAGTATAGCTAAATGAAGTTATTGCAACTGGATGATAGTTAAATTGATACTGACCAAATCCTGACAGATAACATAAAGGTGGCGGAGTACCTCTAAGAGGATTACTATCAGCACCATAAAACATTTTAGTTACTGATTTGAAAAAGTGTATTACTGCTAGTAAATAGTTTGCTTCATGTGTATCTTGTGCAGTGAAATCACCAGTAATATTAATATCTCCTACATTGCTATTTTTGTATTGATATATCCTATAATTAGTATGAGCCAAGTCTGTTGGTTCATAGTTTGCATTATATGATACTGATACCTGAGGAACATAGGGAAATATAACTCCTTGCGTTGTGAACAATGGATTTAATATATGATCGGCACTTTGTCTTGCTTCTGGGTCATTATATAAATAGGTAGATCCTGGGGCTAAACTAATTCTAAATCTCCAATCTTGCTGTGCCAAAAACTGCGCCTGTTGTCTTTGAACAGATTGTTCTTGTGTAGTGATTAAACCACCTAAATTTACGCCGCTTGCAGGATCTTCTAGATTACTTGGTTCAAAGTTCAGTGGTCTTTCAAACTCGTTGACTGGTTCGTCGGTTACTGTTCGTTGTGCTTGTGATTGGAAATCATATCCGCTGCTTTCATTATTAACTGGTTCATCACCGACTGTTCTTAAAGGAGCAGGTACGGGAAAGTTTGCAGCGGTCACTGATGTGCCAGATGGTGCAAAAAGTGTGGTATTAACATTTGTTGGAGTAGGGTTTTGAATTAAAAATCCAATTGGGGACGGACGGTAATACCCTGCTTCAGCACTGGATATTCCTGCTTGACTTAATAGTTGTTCCTGACTTAAATTGGGGCTGGATTGGCGTAATTCATTGTAAGCCTGTGCTTTTTCTGGGTCAAATCCATTTACAAATGCCATAGTTGTTTCCTGTTATTTACATATTTATCGCTAAATAATATGACGTTTTTTACCTTTTCTCTTAAAAAAACTTGCATTTCTATCACTTTTGATGTTACTATAGTGATAACTTATTAACCTAACTTATGACAATAACACCTAAAAAACCAGTAAATTACCTAAACAACAAAGATATTCTCAAAGAAATACATGCAAGCAAGAACACATACTGCACATATCTAGACAAAACTAGTGATCATAGATATGATTTTATAGTAGATATGCCGCATGCTAGTATCGAAGAAAGCCTTAAGTATGCTGCAAAACCTAAAATTATAAAAGAAGCAAAAGAAACTAGAGCAACTAGACTTAGCATAGAAACCGGTGAAACAGTAAATCCAAAAAAGATTCCTACTTCTGATTTAGTATTCAGGATAATGACTTGGGATCATATTCCTGTAGCCCCTAAACAACCTAGAAAAGTAGAAAAGAAAAAATCAGCAAAAGACATATTTGAATTTGAAGATACGATAGAAGATATTTTTGTTGATTTGGATGATCCTACAACAAAAGATGAAGTAGACGATATGGTTCATGTTCGTGTCAACTTTCCTCCCTTCCAACATTTTCGCATGGACGAGAACAAAACCTTTCATTGTATAGGAAAGAGTCACTGGAGTGGTGATTTAAAAACGGGATCATTCAATAAAGATCATGGAAATATAACTGACAAGCTAGCCAGAATGTACATTATGTTATGTGAAAAATATGCTATGAAATTTAACTGGCGTGGATACACATATAACGATGAAATGCGCAACAGTGCTATTTTACAGTTGACATATGTTGGATTACGATTTAACGAAGCCAAAAGTCAAAACCCGTTCGCATATTATACTGCAGCAATAACAAATAGTTTCTGCCGTGTATTAAACAGTGAAAAACGAAATCAAAATATACGTGACGATATATTAGAAATAAATGGACTAAACCCAAGCTGGAGTCGTCAAAATAGTGAAGGCTTTTCAACATACGAAGAATAACCATATGTATTGAAAAGACTTACATAAATTGCTATACTTAACCTATGACAAATTTATTTAAGAAGGCAGCAGTATTCACAGATATACATTTTGGATTAAAATCAAACAGTTTGCAACATAACCAAGACTGTGAAAAATTTGTAGATTGGTTTATCTCTCAAGCAAAGATTGAAGGGTGTGAGACTTGTTTCTTCTTGGGAGATTATAACCATCATCGTGCTAGTATCAACATTCATACCATGCAATATGGTCTTAAGGCACTGGAGAAATTAAATGATAACTTTGATAGGGTATATTTTATCCCAGGCAATCACGATCTTTATTATCGTGACCGTAGGGACATTCATAGTGTTGAGTGGGCTAAACATTTACCGAATGTTGAAATAATTAACGACTGGTATATCACAAAAGATATTGTAATCGCTCCTTGGCTAGTGCAAGAAGATTGGAAACGATTACAAAAACTTAGCGGTAAATATTTGTTTGGTCATTTTGAATTGCCTAACTTTTTCATGAACGCTATGGTAGAAATGCCGGATCACGGTGAAATTAATTCTACGCATATGACAGGATTTGAAAAAGTTTTTACTGGGCATTTTCACAAACGTCAATCAAAAAAGAATGTTTGGTATATAGGGAATGCTTTCCCACATAATTACGCTGATGCAGGTGATGATGCTCGGGGCATGATGATACTTGAATGGGGAGGTGAGCCGGAGTTTCATAGTTGGCCAGATCAACCTAAATATCGTGTCTATAAATTAAGTGAAATTTTAGAGAACCCTGAAGGACTACTTTTAAAAGATTCTCATATAAGAGTCCATTTAGATATAGATATAAGTTACGAAGAAGCAAATTTTATTCGTGAAACATTAATCCCTAAACATAGTTTACGTGAAATGGCACTCATACCTATGAAGTTAGATCAAGTGTCAAATGATGTTAATGCAGGTGAATTAAAGTTTGAATCAGTTGATCAAATTGTATTAGATCAAATTGGTGCAATAGAAAGTGATTTTTACGATAAAAAATTGTTGTTGGAGATTTATAGAAACATATGATTCAATTAAAAAATATAACATTACGTAACTTTCTAAGCATAGGTGCTGTGACTCAAGCTGTTAATTTTGATCGCACAGACCTTACTCTTATATTAGGTGAGAATTTAGATTTAGGTGGTGACGGTGCTCGTAACGGTACAGGTAAAACAACATTAATACAAGGTCTGTGTTATGCACTGTTTGGTAGTCCTATCAATAACATTCGTAAAGACAATTTAGTGAATAGAACTAATGGTAAGGGCATGTTAGTTACACTTGAATTTTCTGTCAATGGAACTGATTATAAAATAGAACGCGGCAGAAAACCAAATCTACTACGTTTTTATACAAACAACGAACAAATATCAAAAGATGACGCACAAGGTGAGAATAAAGAAACACAAATAGCGATTGAAAAAGTAATTCACATGAGCCTAGATATGTTTAAGCACATTGTTGCCTTAAACACATATAGTGAACCTTTTCTTGCAATGAAGGCAAATGATCAACGTAACATTATTGAGCAGTTACTTGGTATCACTTTGTTAAGTGAAAAAGCAGAATCAATAAAACAGTTAATTAAAGATTCCAAAGATAACATTCAGCAAGAAGAATTTAAAATAAAAGCAATTGAAGAGGCTAACAAAAGAGTAAAAGAACAGATTGACGCACTTAAACGTAGACAAACGCTTTGGAAACAAAAACATGAGGCAGATACAGAATCTCTCATGAACCAATGGTTAGAACTACACAACGTAGATATTGCTGCTGAATTACAGGCACACAAAGACTTAGCAACATATAATGTAAAAGTTAAAGAAAAAACAGAATTGCAAAAGTGGTTAACTAGTGCTGAACTGACCTTAGCTAAAGAAAATAAACAATTAGAAAAACTAAAGTTAGAGGTTGAAACACTTAGAAAGCACGAATGTTATGCTTGTGGTCAGCAAATGCACGACACTAAGCATGAAGAGGTATTAGCTAGCAAAGAAAAAACATTGCAAGAAACAGCTTTGCAAGTTCTGACAACATCAGGTGAAATAGAAACACTTAGTAAACAAATTACTGATTTAGGTGAGATAGGTGTGATGCCTAAATGTTTTTATGACACAGAACAACAAGCATTTGAACATGCCAACAAGATGACAAGTTTAGAAGATTATATCAGAAAAAAAGCAGAAGAAACTGATCCATATTTAGAACAAATTGCTGATATGGAAAATCAAGCTTTGCAAACTATTGATTTTAATAATATTAATGTACTTACTAGAATAATGGAACATCAAAAGTTTTTACTTGATTTATTAACTAGTAAAGAT